CCATGTTTTAGGCTTAAATGTGCGTGGTTTTTGTGTTGTAAGTGCTTGATTTTAAACGAGGTTCATAGGTTCGGGGTTAGTAAACTTCCGTTATTGTCCCATGAACCAAGTTTTTGAAATGGACTTAGATGTGCTAAGTATATGATTTATATATATAATATATATTTAATATAATAATAGATTGATTAAAAAATAGGCAGGTTCATGAGTTCATATTGACTCACAATAGCGAATGGGTTTGGTCAAAGTAAAATACACTGCGAACTCCGTTCGCACGAAGTCCATTCTCACGAAACCTAGTGTCCTATGTGTTTAAACCATGAACTTATGAACCTTCGTTTAAAATCAATAACTTAGTAAAAGTAAAACATGAACTTGTTCATGAACCACATTTAGAGCTTGGTCTTATACTTAGTAACTGGTTTCTAAAAACTGGTTTCACAGGGCGAAAAAAAAGCCCACCGAAGTGGGCTTAGTTTCAAACTTGATGGACTAGGTTATGCTTTGCTATATTTAGCTATAACATCATCAAAAAGTTTCTTTAATAATACAGGGTTTTCATCATCAAACTTTTCAGACTTAGTTAAAATCTTTTCAAGGTCTTTTACTAGGTCAAAGGTTGCAACCTTAGGTTCGGACTCGGTTGTATCAAAAAGTTTTTTAGCTGTATCTTGAAGTCTTTTGATAACTGTATTTACCTGACCAACTACTTTATCTTTTCGACTTTGTAACATACCAGCGATAGCCTTGCCATCATCTTTACCAAAATCTAAGTCACCTCTTTTTAAGGGTTTGAAATCAGTAGTTGCTAACCAATTATTACTAGCATGGACTTTGTGACCTGTATGCTTTTCATAACTAGCCTTGCTAATATAAGTCCAATTGTTTTCAACCTTAGCTAAATAACACTCATTAGCTTTACCCTCATCACTTTTTGAATAAGCATCAACTACGCCACTTTTCAAGCCTTGATACATCATAACAGGCAACTTGCTAGGTGTTACCATGTAAAACTCAAGACACGCATTATAACACTTAGTTGCTAAGTCCACTTTTGTGGACTCAGTTGTAAATGCTCGTTCGCCTATTGTATAAAACTGAGCAACTGATGAACCCTCTGCTAAACTTGCAATAACTTCTTTTTTTACTGATGTAACCATGATATGTATTTCCTTATAAAGTTAAAAAATATGTATTGATGTTATCTCCACAATTTAATTATGAACCATGTATCTATTTTGTCAAGCAAAGTGAGCATTGATGGACTATGTAACCCACCCTATACCCACCTACCCAAAAGTTTAAGAAGGAGTCCCGTTGCCCTATGCACTTAGTCTTACACAAATAGTAGGCACAAATTCAAAACCCTGAAATAAAGAAGTACCCCGGTTGCTTAAAAAATAGGCAAATCAAAAAATATTTTGCGCAAAAATTTGAAAACTCTGATAGAATGCCTTTAATACTTTGAGGAGGTTATATGCCAACCATAGAACAGTCGTTTAGAAAAAAACGTGTTAACTTAAAATTACGATATAAAATATCCTTAGAAGACTATGAAAATATGTACCATACTCAAGAAGGCTGCTGTGCTATATGTGGTAAGCACAACAAAGATAATTTCATAGGTAAAAGACAAGTAAGCCTAGCAGTAGACCACTGCCATAACTCAAATAAAATAAGAGAACTACTATGTAGTAATTGTAATCTTGTAATTGGTAATGCTAAAGAAAGTATAGAAGTATTAGAAAAGGCTATAGAGTATTTAAAGAAACATCAGATTTAAAAGTGTTTGCCTGGTTTTCACTCAAAACAACAAAATACAGGCAAAGAATGAAAACTAAATAGCTTTAGGGTCGAAGTTATAAACCTCTGAGTAAACATCTTTAATACGTAAGAACTTAGGTCCATGTTCATCAAAGTCTTTATCTCCTCGAACGTAGAGAGCTAAGTGAACCATCTCGTGAAGTAGGGTTTGGAATATAGTTGTAAAGTGTCCGCATGAAGCCCTACTAATATGTATTTCCATTTCAATCTCATCAAAACATCCATAAATACCTGGGTTCTTAATCACCACAAATCTAACCTTTGAAGACTTAGGCATTTTAAGTTTATTAAAAGGCGGCAATTGACATGCCATATTATAGAGTATCTCTAAGTTCTTTGGAGTGAGCGTTGTTTTCATAGGTTTTACTCTTGTGGGGGATGAATATATTATACCAAATTAAACATTGTATGGTACTACATTATTGGTTATATTATGTCAATAGCTGCAAAATTCTATTCAAAGGTGTAATCAGCGACACATGGTAAGTAAAAAGATACAAGAAGTTCCCGAAGACGACGGATTTAATTCAGTAATCATGATGCCTGACATCGATGAGGACGTCCCTTTACCTAAAAATGCTTCTGATGCTATGCCCGAACTAAGTGTCGATGAAGAAATTAAAATGCGAGCCAGTACTATAAAGTTAATATCAGATTTAAAAGGTGAGAATATAGAACCTGATAAGAACGATATTAGAGAAGCAACTAGGTTAGCACAAGAGATGATAAGTAATCCTGATATAAGACCTGAGTTTGCCCACTACCCAAATGAAACGATGGCGTTCCTAGCAGGACTCGTTGCACAAAGTAACTGTATGATTGTGAAAGACTTAGCAGAATTTAAGATGTACGTCGTTAATAATTTAGTCCGCTTGGCAGAGGGAGCTAAGAATGATAAGGATAAGATTGCTGCGTTAAAAGCGATTGGTGAAGTAGACGGTGTAGATGCGTTTAAACGTAAATCAGAAATTACACACATATCTAAATCTATGGAAGAAGTAGAAGACAGTCTATTAAAAACATTAGCAAGTATTGAAGGCAAGATTATAGATGTAGAAGAAGTTGTTGATGAAGAATAGAAAGTTAACACCTGAAGATATTATTAAATTAAAGAATGCGCTTCCTCATATGACTGAGGAAATGAAACGCAAGACTGAATTAGAGTTAGCAGAGTACGATAAGAAGTTAACACAAAAAGTAGGAAAGGTTAGGTTTTTAGATTTTGTTAAACATGTATATCCTGGTTATAAAGTTGGTGCACACCATAAGCACTTGGCTCAAATCTTTGAAGACATTGCTGCAGGCAAAAAGAAGAGAGTCATTGTTAACATTGCTCCAAGGCACGGGAAGTCTGAGCTTATATCATATCTTGCTCCTGCCTGGTTTCTGGGAAAGTACCCAGATAAGAAAATTATTATGGCGTCACATACTGCTGACCTTGCTGTTAACTTTGGACGCCGTGTGCGTAACCTTGTTGGTAGTGAGTTGTATAAAGATATATTTCCTACAGTAGAGTTACAGGCGGATAGTAAAAGTGCATCACGATGGGGGACTAATTTTAATGGCGAGTACTTTGCTATCGGTGTGGGGGGCGCTCTTGCTGGGCGCGGCGCCGATCTTTTTATTATCGATGATCCTCATTCAGAACAGGATGCGAAGCTTGGACGTCCGGATGTTTTTCTACCTGCTTATGAGTGGTTTCAGTCTGGTCCTCTTCAGCGTCTTATGCCTGGTGGAGCGATTATTGTAGTAATGACAAGATGGTCTAAGTTAGATTTAACTGGGCAGATTGTTAATCAGATGGTAAAGAATGAAGGATCGGAAGAGTGGGAAGTAGTAGAGTTCCCAGCGATCATAGAAAATAAAGATGGTGAAGAAAAAAGTTTATGGCCTGAGTTCTGGCCACTAGAAGAATTATTAGCTAAGAAACAAGCACTTGATGTACGTTACTGGAATGCGCAGTATTTACAAAACCCTACATCAGAAGAAGGTGCACTAATTAAAAGAGAATGGTGGAACATATGGGAGAAAGATATGCCTCCTCAATGCGAGTTCACCATCATGAGTTTAGACGCAGCACAAGAAGCAAACAATAGAGCGGACTATAACGCGCTCACGACTTGGGGCGTCTTCTTTAATGAAGAGACAAATAACTATAACATTATTCTTTTAAACTCTATTAAGGAACGGTTGGAGTATCCTGAGTTAAAAGATTTAGTGATACGTGAATATAAAGATTGGGAACCTGATGCATTCATTGTGGAAAAGAAATCTAACGGTGCTGTACTTTATCAAGAGATGCGTCGCATGGGTATACCTGTGGGTGAATTTACTCCTGGTAAAGGGCAAGACAAAATATCAAGAGTTAATGCAGTATCAGATCTTTTCAGATCAGGAATTGTTTGGATTCCCGATAGACGATGGGCAAAAGAAGTTGTAGAAGAATGTAATGACTTTCCAAGTGGTGCTAATGATGACTTGGTTGACTCGACAACACTAGCATTAATGCGGTTTAGACAAGGTGGGTTTATTAGATTACCAAGTGATGAACCTGAAGATATAGCAAGTTATAAAGGTAATAGGAATAGGTTGTACTTAGTATGAAACCTGAATATAGCGAAGAATTTAAATGGTGGTATGAAAGAGTATTTTTACAAAGCCCTAGTATGTGTGAACTTAAATACGACGATGAAAAGATGTGGGAAGCTTGGAAAGAAGGATATAAGTTAGGTCGTAACAATGCTTATAAAAGAAAAGATATCCCTATTGAAATTTTTACTATACCAAAAGAAAAACATATACACGCGATGAATAAAGATAAGGATAAGGATAAAGAATGAAAATCTATTTTAATAAACCTAAAGATAATTGGATATCACCTTACACAATTATTGAGAAGATAATCTTTTGGCGTGAGATTAACTATGATGAGCCATTAGTTGAGAACATAATCAAGTATACACATCTTGACTTCTTTTGCTCAATCTTATTTGATATACGTCAGTTCTTTAATAGAGATATTCGCTACGTTAAGATTGATAAGTGGGATACATGGTCCATGGATAGCACACTCACTCGTATTATCTTACCTATGCTTAAACAACTTAAGAAGGATAAGCATGGTGCACCTCATGTAGATAACGAAGACGTGCCAGCAAACCTACGAGATAAACGTAGAGTGTTACCAAAGAACGGTGAAACAGACAAAAACTGGTTCAAACGTTGGGACCATGTGTTAAACGAGATGATATGGTCATTCACCGAACTAAACAAACCTGATTGGGCTGACCAATTCTGGACAGGTAAAATAGACCATAAATGGATTAAAAAGGATGATGGTAATTATGAATTGAAAAAAGGTCCTAAGCACACATTGAAATTTGATAAGAAAGGACATGCTAAACATTGGGCTCGTATTCAAAATGGTCTAAGACTATTTGGAAAATATTATACGGCGTTGTGGGACTAAGATAATGATTTCAATTAAAGACAATGTAATATCACGTGATAAATTAAAACTATGTCATGCATGGTTAGACAAAGCTAACTGGGTTTATGGTTGGCCATCTAATACAGATATGCAGTTTGGACATTGGAATGTAGACATTGCTAAAACGGCTATTACAAATACAACAGAAATAAAAGATAGATTGCCACAAGCATTTAAAGAAGTATGGAAAGATTTAAATAATAAACTATATAAAGATAAAGCAACACTTATCCGCTGCTATTCTAATCGACATACATTTGGTACAGAAGGCTATATTCATACAGATACTAAACGTAAAGAGGATCATACTATAGTAATTTACTTAGATGATTGGAATGCAAATTGGGGTGGCGAGACAATGTTCTATGACCCACTTAAAACAGAAATTATTAAATCAGTTATACCTAGTTATGGCAAAGTAGTTTCATTCCCAGGAACTATACCCCACAAAGCGGCAGCTATATCTAGGATATGTAGTAAAGTTAGAACGACGTTAATGTTTAAAGCAACGATAGACCCCAAAGCAATCTATGAAGCTGAAGAATTATTAACAGAGTTCTTAAAAGAAATTGGTGCTGATAAGAAGCCTCATAAGAACGGATCGTTGATGGATCACTTGATACGGGTGTTTCACATACTAAAATCTGTAGGGGCTAATGATATACTAGCGCTAGCTGGCGGTTTACATTCTATATATGGAACAAATGCTTACAAGACTGGGTGTTTATCATACACAAGTTGGAAAGTAGAACAAACATTTGGACCTGAAGTAGATAGATTAGTAAAACTATTTAGTAAATTAGATAGACCCAATGCATTAGAAAATCCGGACGGTTCATTAAGCGAGTTAGACTTATTCTTAATGAGATCAATAGAGTGCGCAAATCTATACGATCAAAGTGAACTAGACGCAGAAAAATACCCTAACTTGCATGAATTCGTGAAAATATTTAAAAAAGGATAACGTATGGCAAATATAGATAAAGGTTTATACCAAGCACCTCAAGGTTTAGAACAATTAGCACAAGGTCAACCTGATATTGAAATCGAGGTTGTAGATCCAGAAGCAGTGCACATCGGCATTGACGGAATGGAAATTGATATTGGACGTCAACAAGAAACGTCTGAAGACTTTAATGATAACTTAGCTGAACATCTTGACGAAGGTGTATTAGAAGAATTATCAGGTGATTTACTCGGTGAATACGAAGCAGATATCTCAGCTCGTAAAGATTGGCTAGATACTTACGTAGATGGACTTGAACTACTTGGTATGAAAGTAGAAGATAGAACAGAACCATGGCCAGGTGCATGCAATGTGTACCATCCGTTAATGACTGAGGCATTAGTTAAATTCCAAGCAGAGACTATGATGGAAACGTTTCCAGCGGCAGGTCCTGTAAAGACAAAGATTGTAGGTAAAGATACCCCAGAAAAAGAAGATGCGGCAGAACGTGTTAAAGAAGATATGAACTATCAGTTAACCGAGAAGATGCCAGAGTACAGACCTGAACATGAACGTATGTTATGGGGACTAGGGTTAGCAGGTAATGCGTTCAAGAAAATTTATTTTGATCCATCATTGGATCGTCAAGCAGCTGTGTTTATTCCAGCAGAAGATATCGTCGTTCCATATGGCGCGTCTAATTTAGAAACAGCAGAACGTGTAACACATAGAATGCGTAAGACTAAGAATGAGTTACGTAAACTTATGGTTGCTGGGTTCTATCGTGATATTGACTTAGGTGAACCTGCAAACGATATTGATGAAGTTGAGAAAAAGATTGCAGAGAAGATGGGATTCAATGCGTCTAACGATGACCGATACCAAATCTTAGAGATGCATGTTAACCTAGACTTAGAAGGTTTTGAAGATGTAGACAAAGACGGACATCCAACGGGTATTGCACTACCATACGTAGTGACAATTGAAAAAGGTACAGGCGCTATATTATCTATTCGTCGTAACTGGGACCCTGAAGATGAGATGATGTTAAAACGTCAACACTTCGTCCATTATGGTTACATACCAGGTTTTGGCTTTTATTGTTTTGGTTTAATCCACTTAATCGGAGCATTTGCTAAGTCAGGTACAATGATACTTCGTCAGTTAGTAGATGCAGGTACACTAAGTAATTTACCTGGTGGTCTCAAGTCACGTGGGCTACGAATTAAAGGCGATGATACACCTATTGCTCCAGGTGAGTTTAGGGATGTGGATGTGCCAAGTGGTTCTATCAGAGATAACATCTTACCTCTTCCATACAAAGAACCAAGTCAAGTATTAAGTATGTTAATGAACCAAATCATTGACGAAGGTAGACGGTTTGCAAGTGCAGCTGATTTACAAGTATCCGATATGTCAGCAAACTCTCCAGTAGGTACAACACTAGCAATTCTAGAACGTACTTTAAAAGTGATGAGCGCTGTTCAAGCTCGTATTCACTATGCTATGAAACAAGAGTTTAAATTACTTGCAGGCATTATCCGTGATTATACGCCTAGAGAATATAGCTATGATCCTGATGTAGGAGATAGAAAAGCTAAACAATCAGATTACGACTGTGTAGAAGTTATACCTGTATCTGATCCAAACGCTGCAACAATGTCACAGAAAGTAGTTCAATATCAAGCGGTCATGCAAATGGCACAAGCAAATCCACAAATCTATGATATGGTCGAACTCAATAAGCAAATGTTAGAAGTGTTGGGCGTTAAGAATATTGGTAAACTTATTCCTGCAGCGGATGAACAACTACCGCACGATCCTGTATCTGAGAACATGGCTATATTTAATTTAAAACCAGTTAAGGCATTTATATACCAAGACCATCAAGCTCATATTCAAGTGCACCAAGCTGCAATGCAAGATCCTATCATTATGCAATCACTTGGTCAAAACCCACAGGCACAAGCAATGATGGCAGCAGCACAAGCTCATATTGCAGAACATATTGGCTTTGAATATAGAAAACAAATTGAACAACAGTTAGGTGTAGGACTTCCAGCTCCTGATAAGAAATTATCTCCTGATGAAGAAGTTCAGTTATCTCAACTCATATCTAAAGCGGCTTCACAGTTATTACAAAATAACCAAGCACAACAACAGCAACAACAAGCTCAGCAACAAGCTCAAGATCCGTTGATTCAAATGCAACAACAAGAACTTCAAATTAAGCAACAAGAAGTTCAAATCAAGGCTCAACAAGTTCAAGCTCAAATTCAGATGGAACAACAAAAACTCCAAACTGAAATCCAACATGAACAACAAAAAATTGAGTTAGAGAAAATGAAATTAACTTCTCAAGAGAAAATTGCTGGTGCTACATTAGGCGCTAAGGTTGTTATGGATAATAAGAAAACTGACACTCAAGTAGCTATGGACCAAGCTAAGATTAAAACTCAAATGTTACATGAAGGTATGAAGTTTGGTGCTGAGCAAGTACATAAAAATACTGAGCATCAGTTATCTTTAGCACAAATGAAACATGAAAAGGAAATCCAAGATAGTATAAATAAACAACAACCTAAGGAGTAATAAATGGATCAAACGCTTCAACTATTAATGTCTCAGATAGAAGAACGACGCAAACAGATGTTAGAAGGAATTGGGGACGGAGCTGCAAAAGATTTTGCTTCGTACCAACATGCATGTGGGTATATTCGAGGTCTACTCACTGTACAAGGGTTAATTGCAGATCTCGCACAAAGAATGGAGACATTTGATGAATGATAACGTGCTTACGTTAAATCAAGGGTTAATTGGTCCAGATGGCCGACCCCTTGCAGTACCAAAGATTGATGCAGCACCAGCACCAGAAGATATACCAATTGAAGAAAGAGGTTTACAACTTCCTATTCCAAAAGGTTATAGACTTTTATGTGCTATTCCAGAAGCATCAGACTTTTTAGGAAAATCAGGTTTAATTAAATCAGAAGCTACTAAGAAGGTGGAAGAAAACTCTACTGTTGTTTTATTTGTATTAGCAGTAGGTGACATGGCTTATAAGGATGAAACAAGATTCCCTACAGGTCCATGGTGTAAAGAAGGTGACTTTATTTTGACACGTGCATATGCAGGTACAAGATTTATGATCCACGGAAGAGAATTTAGAATCATTAACGATGATACCGTTGAGGGTGTAGTTTTAGATCCTCGTGGTTACACACGCGCATAGGAGAAACATATGGCAGAGCAAAAAGATGGAGATATTGTATTTGAGATTCCAGAAGAATTGGAAGATAATCAAGTGCAAATCCAAGACAAAGACGAAGTCGTAAATGTTAATGTTAAGGAAAAAGCTAAAGAAGTTGATATCGAGATAGAGGATGATACGCCTCCACAAGATAGAAACCGTGAACCTTTACCTAAAGAAATTGTAGATGAGCTAGAACAAGATGACTTATCAGAATACTCTGAAAGAGTTAGAGAAAGAATGGCTCAACTTAAAAAAGGTTATCACGATGAACGTAGAATTAAAGAAGCTGCAGAACGTGAAAGAGAAGAAGCTTTACGCTTTGCTCAACAAATAGCAGCTGAGAACAAAAGACTTAAAACTACTTTAAGTTCTGGTGAAGAAACTTATATTAAAACTATAGCTTCTGCACTACAACAACAACTAGAAGTAGCTAAACAAGACTATCGTAATGCTTATAATGCAGGTGAAGCAGATAAGATCATTGAAGCCCAAACTAAAATGAACGATGCTCAGTTTAGATTGTCTCAGGTTGAAAATTACCAACCTAAGTTTAAAAACACTTTACACGAGGACGATCCTAGTGTATATTCACAATCATCACAGCCTCAAGTACAAAAACCAGACCAAAGAGCCTTAAGATGGCAAGATAACAATAAATGGTTTGGATCAGATGAGGAAATGACTAGTTTAGCTTTGGGGCTGCATGAAAAACTAGTTAGGTCAGGCGTTGACCCTACATCTGATGAATATTACCGTCGTATAGATAGTACGATGCGCAAAAGATTCCCAGAATACTGGGATGACTCATCGCTGGAACAGGAAACACCTGCCCCGCGCACATCTAAACCTTCAACTGTAGTTGCTCCGGCTACGCGCTCAACCGCGCCTAAAAAAATCAAGATTACAAAAACTGCTGCTGCTTTAGCACGCAAACTTGGTATTTCGCCTGAACAATATGCTCTTGAAACTTTAAAATTGGAGAATTAATATGGAAACAACAAGATTAGACCGTGAATTAGACACTCGTAAAGAATTTCAACGAGCAGAACAATGGCAACCTACTGCAACTTTACCAGAACCAAAGAAACAACCTGGTTGGGAATACAGATGGATTAGAACAAGCCTACTTAATCAACAAGACTCCATAAACGTCTCCAATAGTATGCGTGAAGGTTGGGAACCTGTAAAAGCAAGTGACCATCCTGAAATGAAGTTTATACCAGACCCTAATTCAAGATTTAAAGACAGTATTGAAATTGGTGGTTTGTTATTATGTAAGATCCCAGAAGAGTTTATTGCACAACGTAGAGCTTATTATGACAACATGACTAAGTCTCAAACTCAAGCCGTTGACAATAACTTCTTAAAAGAAAATGATGCTCGTATGCCTGTATTTTCAGACAAAAAAAGTACGACTTCATTTGGTAAAGGTAAGTAATTTATTAATTATTAAGGAGAAATATTATGGCATCAGTTGCTGCCCCATACGGTCTCCGTCCTGTTAACTTAATCGGTGGTCAAGTATTTGCGGGTTCTACTCGTCAAATCGCGATTGCTTCAGGATATGCGACCAACATTTTTTACGGTGACATCGTAGCTGTTAACAGCTCAGGCGTTGTTGTAAAAGTAACAACATTAGGTACTGCTGCTTCCCAATTCGGAAACGGTGTTATCGGCGTATTTTTAGGTTGTACTTATACAGATCCTAACTTAAAATACAAAGTAAACAAACAATACTGGCCTACTGGTACAGTTGCATCAGATGCACAAGCATACATTTGTGATGATCCAGACACAGTATTCCAAGCACAAGCTAACGGTTCTGTTGCTCAAACAGCTTTAGGTAACAACATTGGTGTTGTACAAACTGCTGGTTCTACAACTACTGGTGATTCAGCTATCGCTTTAGATACAACAACAATCAATACAACTAGCACTATCGGTTTACGTATTGTTGACTTTGTGAATGGTCCATTTTCATCAGTTGGTGATGCATACACTGATGTCCTCGTTAAATTTAATTTCGGACAGCATTCATATTACAATGCTACCGGTGTATAAGGAGAATAACACATGGCTATTTCACGCGCTCAACTATTAAAAGAATTGCTCCCAGGACTTAACGCGCTATTCGGTCTCGAATATAAACGTTACGGCGAAGAGCACAAAGAAATCTACGAAACTGAAGCTTCAGAACGTAGCTTTGAAGAAGAAACAAAACTATCAGGTTTCTCAGCAGCACCTGTTAAAAACGAAGGCAATGCTATCGCTTATGACAATGCTCAAGAAGCTTGGACAGCTCGCTATGTTCACAACACAATCGCTTTAGGCTTCAGCTTAACTGAAGAAGCTATCGAAGATAACTTGTATGACACTTTATCTGCACGATACACTAAAGCTCTTGCTCGTGGTATGGCATATTCAAAACAAGTATTTGCAGCTAACGTATTAAACAACGGCTTCAACACTGGCGGTAATTATAACGGTGGTGATGGTGTTTCATTATTTAATACTGCTCACCCACTTGTTTCTGGCGGTACAAACAGCAACACATCATCAACTTCAGCAGACTTAAATGAAACTTCACTTGAGTCAGCAGTTATTCAAATCGCTGCATGGACTGATGAACGTGGTCTTTTGATCGCTGCTAAACCTCGTAAATTAGTTGTTCCACCTAACTTAATGTTCGTTGCAACTCGCTTGCTCGAAACAGAGTTAAGAGTTGGTACAGCTGATAACGATATCAATGCTATCAAGAATAATGGTTCAATCCCAGAAGGTTACACAGTTAACCACTTCTTGACAAACAACTTAGCATGGTTCTTAACAACAGATGTGCCTAATGGTCTCAAACACTTTGTTCGTACACCATTAACAACATCTATGGATGGCGACTTCGACACAGGTAACGTACGTTACAAAGCTCGTGAACGTTATTCATTCGGTTGGTCAGATCCTCTCGGTATCTACGGTTCACAAGGATAATATCCTTGTTCTTGGAAAACCCAGTTTCGGCTGGGTTTTTCTTTATCTAAACTTAATGATTTTCTCTATCTTATATGTATATAAATGGGTATAATATAAACATATACACAATAACGTGTATACAAAATAGCAAAATATAAACATATAGGAGAATATTATGTGGACAACCCCATCAGCAACTGAAATGAGATTTGGTTTTGAAGTAACTATGTACGTAATGAATAAGTAGTTAATACGTGCATTTATTAGGGGGCCTAGCGCCCCCTTTTTATTATATAATTATCTTATTCCGGGAATTCACCGGTTTATTAGACTGTCCCGGCAGACGCATATAAGACTAATAAGCTTAACTTTATATGAAGGAAAATTATCATGGCAAGAACCGTATTCACCGGCCCATTAAAAGCTGGTACAAATCGTTATCCACAATACCAAAACGTAGGTACTGCAACATTATTTCAAGATGTAGTACTTAATGTAACTTCAGGTTTAACAAGCTCACAAACACTATACATTCCAGCAGGTTGTCAAATCTTAGAAATTATCGTTGATACTACAGTTGCATATAATGCAGGTACATCAACAACAGTTACAATAGGTAATCTATCAACTGCAGCTCAATATGCAGGTGGCGTATCAGCACAAACTACTGGTCGTGTTTACCCAACATTTACTGCAGCTCAATTAGCTAACTTACAATCTACAACATCAGATGTATATGGCCCAACAAATATTGCTAGCTCAGCTATTGTATGTACAGCTACTTCAGTTGGTACACAACCTACAACAGGTCAAGTATACGTATCAATCTTATACTTACAAAACGATACTAACGCAGTTACATCTAACTAATTAGTCTAGGGGACTTCGGTCCCCTTTCTTAAACACAAGGAGATTAATTATGACAATGCAATATGATGTAAAAAGCTCGCATGCTTCAGGCTCAGGCCAAATGGTATTAGGTAGAGCACGTTTAAAAAACTTAATTTATTTAGGTACAGGCACTGCAGGTAGTATTGATTTATATGATACTACGACTGCTCCTGTAACAACATCTACATATGCTAGATCAGGTAATACAGTTACAGTAACTTCTACAGCTCATGGCTTAACTACAGGTCAAGTTATTGGTATTACTTATGGTGTAGCTTCAGGTAATTCTGCAGTTGCAGGTAATTATCCAGTTACAGTTACAGGCGCTAATACATTTACTATTACAGATATTGGTTCAGGTACTATTGCAGGCGGAACTGCATGTGCTTATACAACAGGTAAATGGTTAACAAGCTATAATACAGGTACAAACGTAACCCCTTTCCAAGTTATTTTTGCAGGTGAAGGTGTATTAGCTTTAAACGGTATCTGGGTAGTAGTATCTAATATTAACTATCAAACAATTCAGTACGGTTAGGAATAAAAATGCTACATAATATGGATCAACATACAAAAACAGCAGTAGATATAGCGTCAACAGTAACCGTTTTAGGAACAGTCATGAACCTTTTACCAGCAATTGCAGCTTTATGGACTATTATATGGACTACAATTCGTATTTATGAGACAAAAACAGTGCAAGATTTGTTAAAAAAATTAAAAAAACATGGCAACTAAGAGTAAAAAAGCTGGAGTTTCATTAGCTGTAGGTCGTGGTGAGAAATTACCAGTATCAAAAGGTGCTGGACTTACTGCAAAAGGTCGTGCAAAGTATAATAAAGCGACTGGATCACACTTAAAAGCTCCTCAACCACAAGGTGGACCGCGTAAAAAGTCATTTTGTGCAAGAATGAGTGGTATGCCAGGCCCTATGAAAGATGAAAAAGGCCGTCCTACTCGAAAAGCTGCATCACTAAAACGTTGGAACTGTAAATAAAGGGTAAATATGCCAAGTGTATCTAAAAAACAACATAATTTTATGGCTGCAATAGCTAAAAACCCTGGGTTTGCTAAAAAAGTTGGTATTAAACAGAGCGTTGGTGAGGAATTTCTCCAAGCTGACAAAGGTAAACATTTTAAAGAAGGTGGATATATGAAAAAAATTAAACTTAAAGAAACAATGGGTCCTAGAACTATGTCAGAAGACATAGAAAAAGGTTCTAATAAACTACGTAAATTTGGCGAAGCTAAAGTACAAAAAAGAGAAGCAACAAAAGGTAGAAATCTTGGTGATACAGGTGCTACAGTTGCTGATATGCGTGGCGGTATGAAAAAAGGCGGTAAAGTTAAAAAATATGCTGCAGGTGGTTCAATTGAAAAAACTAAAGCTGGTAAATCAACACCATCATATAAAGAAATGGGTTCAATGAATATGAAAAAAGGTGGCGAAGTAGAAACTAAATCAGAAGCTATGAAAGAAGAAAAAGAAATTAAGTCTATTAAAAAAGAACTTAAACATCACGAACACATGAAAGCTGGTAAAGCACATCATGGTTTAAAACACGGTGGCAAAGTTAAGAAATATGCACGTGGTGGTGGCATTGAATCTAAAGGTAAAACTAAAGGACGTTTCTGCTAATCATGGAAGCAATTAAAAAACTTACGGCTAAAATGGTAGAGGAAGCAGTTAAAAAAAGAAATCAACCAATGGGTAAACCTCCTAAAGGTGGAATGCCTTTTGAAGATGATATGGGTCCTTTGCCTGTTAAAACTGCTCCAGCTCCAACACCTAATCCAGCACCAGCTCCTGCAGTTGCTCCTGCTATGAAAAAAGGTGGTAAAGTAAAAGCTAAAGCTAAACCTAAAGCTAAAAAAATGGCTTCAGGCGGTAAAGTACGTGGCTGTGGCTGTGAATCAAAAGGTAAAACAAAAGGTAGATTTATTTAAGGAGAAGTATATGAAAGAAATGGAACATAAAGAACCAAATATGGTACATGAACATAAACATCACGTTCACCACATGGAAAAACATGAAGTGGATGGTCACGTACATCATCATAAACATTATTCTAAACATGCAGCTGGCCATATGGTACATCATGAACACGTTAAAAAAATGTGTGGTGGCGGTTACATGGGTAAGAAAGGTAAATAATCATGGCAAACGGTGGACAAGGCGGAATACCGTCAACATCGCAACAACCTGTACAAAATACAGCTAATTTAAGATCACAATCAGATTTGCGTAACCAGATGTTGGGTTTACCTTTATCTCAACAACCTATGCAACATCCAGGCATGATGCAACATCCAGGTATTCCAGGTCAACCTCAAGCAGGTAAAGGTCCAGGTCAACCACAAGTAATGCCAACGCAACAACCAGGTATACCAGGTCAATATCCAACAGCATTTGTACCTTCTGTTAATCCTATGGTAAATCCTACAAACCCAGGAATACCTTTAGCTCCAACAGGTTTAGGTCAATTACCTCCACAAGGTTTAGCTTCATTACCACCGGCAGCGGGAACATATCCTAGTAGAACTGTATAATGAGACCAAGTCGTGGCATGGGAATTATGAATGAGAAAAAGATTCCTGGTAGGAAGCCTAAGGTAATAACACGTAAAGACGATCCTAATAAGGTTGATGTATATACAGAAGGTGGCAAGGTTAACGCTGCTGGTAACTACACAAAACCTACTTTACGTAAAAAAATTGTGGCAGAAGTAAAAGCCGCGGCAGTACAAGGTACAGGTGCTGGTCAATGGTCAGCTCGTAAAGCACAATTAGTTGCTAAGAAATATAAAGCTGCAGGTGGCGGATATAAATGAGTGCTTTAGCTAAGTCACAACGCTCTTTAAAAGCATGGGGTGACCAAAAGTGGAGAACTAAGTCAGGTAAAAAGTCTAGTGAAACAGGCGAAAGATACTTACCAGAAAAAGCAATCAAAGCTTTAAGTCCTCAAGAATATGCTGCAACAACAAAAGCAAAACGTGCAGGTAAAGCTAAAGGTAAACAGTTTGTAGCTCAACCAAAAAGTATTAAACAAAAAGTAAAACCTTATAGAAAGGTATCATAACATGGCAGAAAAGTGGATTCAAAAAGCAATTAAAAAACCAGGTGCATTAAAGTCAGAACTTGGTGTTAAAAAAGGTGAAAAGATTCCTGCTAAGAAGTTAGCAGCAGCTGCAAAGAAACCAGGTAAACTTGGTCAACGTGCACGTCTAGCTGAAACTTTAAAAGGACTTAAGAAAAAATAATGTCAGTAGCTAATCCATCACCAAGTGGTACCTCGTCATTTAATCCTGACGTAAATTATATTGTAGAAGACGCATTTGAACGATGCGGACATGAATTACGTACAGGTTATGATTTAAGAACTGCAAGACGTAGTTTAAACTTACTTACTATTGAGTGGGCAAATCGTGGTATTAATCTTTGGACAATTGAAGAAGGTTATATTCCGTTAGTACCAGGTCAAATACAATATCCATTACCTACTGATACGATTGATTTACTTGATATGGTGACACGTACAGGCACAGGACAAAATCAACAAGATATTAATATTAACCGTATTAGTGAATCAACATACTCAACAATACCTAATAAAAATGCTAATGGACGTCCTATTCAAGTTTGGATTCAAAGACTTTCTGGATTAACTTATCCTACAACAGCTACATTAAGTACAACAATTGGTGCTACAGATACATTAATTACAGTGTCGAATGCATCAAACTTAGCTTATGGTGGTTATATTCAGTTAGATTCTGAAATCATAAATTACCAAGGTATTATTGGAAACCAGTTACAAAACTGTGTTAGAGGTCAAGCTAATACAATAGCTGCTGGTCATACAGCGGGCGCTGCAGTTTCTGTACCACAATTACCTAATATATCTGTATGGCCAACTCCAGACGCAGCTACAACATATACATTTGTATATTGGAGATTAAGACGTATTAATGACGCAGGTCAAGGTTATGATACACAAGATGTACCATTTAGATTTATACCAGCTATGGTTGCAGGATTAGCTTCATATTTAAGTATTAAGTTACCTAATGTAGATCCTTTAAGAATACAATATTTAAAACAAGAATATGAACAAGCATTCCAATTAGCAGCAGACGAGGATAGAGAAAAGGCAAGTGTTAGATTTGTGCCTCGTGAAATGTTTTATCACGGATAATTAAATGCCAACCAAGTATTCTAGTGGTAAGTTTGCAATTGCCCAGTGTGATCGTTGTGGCTTTAGATATAAGCTAAAACAACTAAAGCAGTTGGTAATTAAGACAAAAAATGTTAATATACTGGTATGTCCAGAATGCTGGGAACCAGATCAACCGCAGTTAAGTTTAGGTTTATACCCAGTTAACGATGCGCAAGCAGTAAGAAATCCACGTCCTGATTTAGGTTATTATGCATCAGGTACAGGCGGTGATGGTGGTAGTAGAGTTATAGAATATGGATGGAACCCTGTTGGTGGAGCAAGAGCTAATGATTCAGGCTTAACTCCTAATAATTTAGTTTCAATAGGTAACGTTGGATCAGTAACAGTATCATATACATAGGAGAAGTAAAATGGGATTTAAATCAGGTGCTCAAGGCATTAATCAAAAAGGTAAAACTAAAGGTACTAACTTAGGCGATGACGGCGCTAAATTAGGTATCGAAGGTGGTAAAGGTTCTAAAGGTGCTACAACAGTTAAGTCTATCGACATGAAAAAGTATGGACGTAATGTAGCTCGTGCAATGAATCAAAAGAAAGGTAAATAATATGGCTAAAGAAGTTCCAGCAACAAGCGTAGATAGCCCAGCAATTACATTAGGTAACGCTAAAAACAATAAGGATGCACAAGAATATAGCATGAAGTTTTTCTCTGCTGACGAAGCTAATCCGATTGGTAAATATACACAACCTAAAGAATATACAGTCGACTTATCTAATAATGGTTACCCACAAACTGATGTAAAAGAAGATGGTGTAGAGTTTCGTGGAGCAGGTGCTGCAACTAAAGCACGTAAATCTAGGGGTCCATTAGTTTAGTGGTTAAAAGTCCTTGCGTAGGAGTGTGTCGTCTATATGATGATATATGTGCAGGGTGTAATAGAACGGTAGATGAAGTTGTTGAATGGTACAACATGTCTGATGAAGATAAACAAAAGGTTATAGATAGAATAAATGAACTACGCACAACTAGTAACTGAGATTCAGGATTATACCGAGAATACGTTTCAAACCGTAGATATAAACACATTTATACAACAAGCTGAACAACGTATATATAATACGGTTCAGTTACCAGCACTACGTAAAAATGTAACAGGTAATTGCACTGCAGGTAATAAATACTTAGATACACCTACAGACTGGTTATCTACATTTAGTATAGCTATTATTAACTCTAATAATGAATATTTATATTTGTTAAATAAAGATGTTAACTTTATAAGAGAGTCCTATAAAGATACGGATAGTACATTTTATGGTGAACCTGAATATTATGCTGTATTTGATAATAATTCATTTATATTGGGACCAACGCCAGATCAGAACTATGCAGTAGAGTTACATTATTTTTATTATCCTACTTCTATTGTGACAGCAGGTACATCATGGTTAGGTAATAATTTTGATTCAGTATTATTATATGGTTCACTACTAGAGGCTTACACTTATATGAAGGGTGAAGCAGATGTTATTGCAGAGTATCAGAAGCGTTATGATGAAGCATTAGCATTATTGAAACAACTTGGTGATGGTAAAAATAGACAAGATTCTTATAGAAGTGGCCAAGTTAGAGATGCAGTTAGATAATGGCTATTTACCAAACACAATGTACTATATTTAAGTATAACTTACTTGCTGGGTTAGAAGACTTTAATCCTCCTAGTTCTTATACTTATAAAATTGCTTTATATACCTCAAATGCTAGTTTAAGTAGTGCAACAACTGCCTATAGTACTACAAACGAAATAACAGGTACAGGATATACAGTAGGGGGTTTAGTTTTAACTCCATCTATAGCACTTGATAATACAGCTAACGCTGCATATGTAACGTTTAATAATGTAACTTGGAATCCTGCGAATTTTAGTACAGCAGGTGCTTTGATATATAATAGCACTACAGGAGCAGCAGTTGCAGTATTAAACTTTGGGCAAACAATAAATGCAGTAAATACTTTTACAATAACATTCCCAACGGCTAGTGCATCATCTGCTGTTATAAGAATTAATTAAGGAGATAATATGATTAAAGAAACACAAGGTTCAGGCGATTTTGCAATCGCTACATTAAATACAAGCGGAATTACTAGTGAAGAATTTGGTCTTCATGGTCACTACCACGTTTTATGTCATGATAAAGATGGCAATTTAAAATGGGAAGAACATTTTGATAACCAAGTAGTTCAAATTGGTAAACAGCTTATGATGGATACTCTTTTAAGAGGTTCAGCTTATACAGTTGTAGGTCCATTCTTAGGTTTAGTATCAGGATCAAGTAATACATTTTCACCTACCGATACAATGACTTCACATGCTGGTTGGACAGAGTTTATTAACTATACAGTAGGCGGATCAGCAGTTAGAGGTACAGCAGTATTTGCAGCTTCTACAGGTAATAATAATACTACACCAGGTTCTAACGTAGTAACTTCATCAGCTACTGCAATTACATATACAATTACAGGTGCTGGTGGTACAGTTGGTGGATGCTTTATTGTAACAGGTACAGGTGCAGTAAGTACTCAATCTTCTACAGCAGGTACATTATATAGTGCTGGTGCGTTTGGTACAGCTAAGACTACAACCGCAGGCGATACAGTCGCAGTAACATACTCTACTACAGCAACTAGCTAAGGAGCTTAAATGGCTCTTCAGTTATTTGATAGAGTTCAAGTAACAGCTACAGCAAATACTACAGTTAGTTTTACACTGGGTACTGCCGTAGCTGGATATCAGTCATTCTCTGTAATGACAAACGGTAATACTACTTACTATGGTTCTTCTGATGGAACGAACTGGGAAGTTGGTATTGGTACTTATTCGTCTACAGGACCTACATTAACTCGTACCACAATATTATCTTCAAGTAATGCAGGAGCAGCAGTTACTTTTACTGGAACTCCTAATGTATGGATTGACTATCCTTCGTCACAATCTGTTTATCTAAATAATAACGTTGTTTCTGTTCCTACTTATGTAGCTACTCAAACAGTATCAGGTTCTAGTTCAACTGGAGCCTATTCCTACGGTACTTTAAATGGCTCTGATACAGGAGTTATGGCATCATTTCAAACAAGTATTGCAGGTTATGGTTATGTAGCTATACAAAATACCAGCTCAAATTCAGCGGCAACAACAGACTTTACTTTATATAATGATACTGCTTCATTAGGTAGGTATTTTGACATTGGTATTAATTCAACTACATATACAGGAACAGGTAACTTTTCTCTTGCGAATGCTAGTTATATATACTCATATGGCGGTGATTTATCAATAGGTACCTATACATCAAACGCTATCCACTTTATTATTAATAACGGTGCTACTGATGCTTTAACCATATCTACAGCAGGCAATGTTACCACACCTAACGTTTTGACAGGCGCTGAAGTTGTAGCTTCAAATGGATTAATTTTAAATAACAAAACAGTATCTAATTCTTATACAATTCCTACTGGGTATAATGCAATTGCTGTAGGCCCTGTTACTGTGGCTTCCGGTGCGGCTGTAACTATACCATCAGGATCACGCTGGGTAGTATTATAAGATGTTTGGGTTAAGTCCACTATCATCAAAGCCTTTCGTTGCTTTAGGTACTAATAGTTATGCATTTACTAGAACAGAAAACGTAACATTAGCTGATGCAAGTACTCAAGTTTTTGCGGCACTACAATCTATATCAGAAAACGTAACCTTAGCTGATAGTAATTCTCAAGTATTTAATGCACTACAATCTATAACAGAAAACGTAACCTTAGCTGATAGTAATTCTCAAGTATTTAATGCACTACAATCTATAACAGAAAACGTAACTTTAAACGATACACCAAGTATTGCAGCACAATTTATAGTAAGTGATACAGAGAACTTAACTTTAAATGATTCAAGTACCCAAGTATTTAATGCGTTACAATCTATAACAGAAAATGCATTATTTAATGACACACCTACAATATCAGCTCAATTTGCAGTTGCATTTACTGATAATACCGGAGTTACAGATGTTATAACTATTACTGCTCAGTTTATTGTAAGTGATACAGAAAATGTAAGTCTAAATGACTCAAGTACGCAAACATATAATTTCTTAGTTTCAATTAGTGAAAACGTAGTTTTATTTGATATTAATTCTGAGTTATCTACATTTATAGAAACACTATCAGAACCTATGACTTTAGCTGATTTTAGCATTCAGTTATCTACATTCTTAGAGTCATTAAGTGAAAACGTGGTATTAAATGATACAAATTCAACAACATTTAATTTCCCACAAAGCTTTACTGATAATGTAATTTTAAATGATGTTAATTCTATAACTGCTAACTTCCCACAAAGCTTTACTGATAATACAACTTTAGCTGATACTGAATCTATTAATGCTAACTTCCCACAATCAAGAACAGAGAATGTAACTTTAGCTGATAGTAGTACGCAACAATCTAACTTTAATCAATCGGCTACTGAAAATAGTAATTTAAATGATTCAAGCACACAACAGTCTAATTTCTTACAATCTATTACTGAAAACTTTACAGTAGCTGAGTTAGAGTCGATTGTAGGTAATTTTGTAACAAGTATTGCTGAAGCTTTAACGCTTAACGATATAGAAACTATTACTACTGCCTTTATATTTACAATTACTGAAAATAGCCAATATGCTGATAGTTCAGCGGCCTCAAAACAAATACTATATTCAATACTAGAAAACATAAATGTAGCGGACACAAATAGTATTAGAGCTCAGTTCATAGTATCTATACTTGAAAATGTTAAGTTATTAGATTTTGCAGTAACACACGGTTGGATAAGAATTGATGATTCACAAATACCTAATTGGTCTACTATAAATGATTCACAAACACCGAATTGGACTATGATTAATAGTGCACAAACACCTAACTGGACTATAATTAATGATTCACAAGGATCAGGTTGGACTGTAATTAACGTGTCACAGAGCCCAAATTGGACAATTATCAATGATTTACAACCCTAATTATGATACAATATAAATAACTAGATTAAGGATTTTTATGGCATCTACCTATTCAACCAGTTTACGACTTAACCTTATGGGTACCGGCGATCAGTCAGGTACTTGGGGTACAACTACAAACGTAAATTTAGGTACTTTATTAGAGCAAGGTATTACAGGTGTAGCCACTATATCCATAGCGGGTTTAACTTCATATCCTTTAACTGCTAACAATGGAGCTACAGACCAATCAAGAAACGCCGCTATTATTTTTACAGGAACTTTAACAGGTAACTGTACTATATTAACTCCGACAGGCGCTTCAAAACTATATATTATAGCTAATACTACATCAGGCGGATATAGTTTAGTGATGCAAGTAAATGGTAGTTCAGGTGCTACTATAACAATACCTAATGGCAAAACTGTCATGGTGTATACAGACGCTACTAACTTCTATCAAGGTCCTGACTATGTAGGTCCTTTAGGTACGATGTCTACACAAAATGCTAGCTCAGTAGCTATTACTGGTGGTACAATAGCAGGTACAACAATATCAACATCATCTGTATCAACATCAAGTTTAACAGGTACAGGGGGTACAATTGATAATACGCCTATTGGAGGTACAACAGCAGCTGCAGGTTCATTTACAACTTTGGGTGCAACAGGCGCTGTAACTTTTGGTAATAGTACACTTAATATACCAACAACTTTTACTTTAAATAGTACGGGCGCAGTTGTTTTACCTAAAGGTACTACGGCTCAAGAACCAACTGGCGTTGCTGGTATGATTAGGTTTAATAGCCAAACAGGTAACTTTGAAGGTTATAACGGATTAGTATGGGGTTCTATTGGTGGTGGTGCTTCAGCTAATGGTGCCGTATACGAAAATACACAGATTATTAGCAATAATTATACAATGACTACAGGTAACAATGGCGAATCTGTAGGACCAATAACAGTTAATTCAGGCATTACAGTTACCATACCAAGCGGATCACGCTGGTTGGTTTTATAGGAGATATAGATGGCAAATTTAATTACAGGTGTAACCTCAGGTACTGGTGGCTTATCAACCACTGCTGATAATTCAGGGCAAATAGCTTTACAAACTAATAATGGTACTACAGCATTAACATTAGATAACTCACAAAACGCTACCTTTGCTGCTAACATCTCAACCCCAACTGGTACAGTAACAGCATCTAGCTTTATTGGTAACGGTGCATCATTAACTGGTATTGCTGGTGGTTTTTCTAACATGACAGTATTTACCTCTCCAGGAACTTTCACAACTCCATCTAGTACAACTAAAATTAAAGTGACTGTTGTGGGTGGTGGTGGAGGTTCAGGCGGAAATACTAATCCATCAGTAGGTGGAACTGGTGGAACTTCATCATTTAGCACATTAGCTTCAGCAACAGGTGGTAGTGGGGGTAATCCTAGTGTTGGACAAGCTTCTGGTAATGGTGGAGCAGGAACAGCAGGTACATTACAAATAAAAGGAAGTGCAGGCGGTATTGCTTCAAACTATGCTCCTGGCGAAACTGCATCTATTGGAGGACCTTCTTATTTAGGTGGTGGTGGTTCAGGAAATACTCCAGGAGCAGGCGGTAATTATGGAGGTGGAGCTGGCAGTCCTTATGCTGCTGGTAGTGGAGGTGGAGGCGGTGCAGCTATTTATGTTGGACCTGTAACTGCTTCAACACCTTATGCGGTGACAGTTGGCTCTAGTGGAACTGCTGGAAATCCAACTGCTTTTGCTGGTGGAATTGGTGTTGTAATCGTAGAATACTAATTAAAGGAATTATAGAATATGTCAAACATTCAAATAGCAGGCGATACCTCTGGATCAGTAACATTACAAGCTCCCGCTACGGCAGGGTCTACCACACTTACTTTACCTGCAACATCAGGCACAGTATTAACAAGTGCAAGTTCAATTGCTACATCACAATTAGGTACAGGACCAGCTACATCATCTACTTATTTAAGAGGTGATTCTACATGGGCTACAGCAGGAGGCGGTCAAATACAAACACAATTATTTACTTCGCCTGGTACATTTACTACACCTTCATCTGTTACTCAAGTAAGAGTGACTGTAATTGGTGGTGGTGGTGGTGGTATATATGCCTCTACTGCTCCAGGTGATGGAGGCTATGGAGGTTTAGCATCTGCAATTTGTCCTGTAACAGCAGGAGTTCCTATATCTGTTACTATAGGTTCTGGAGGTACTGGAGGTAATGGTGCTGGAGGACAAACATCAGGTGCAACTTCTTCTTTTGGTTCATTAGTTTCTGCTACTGGGGGAGGTACTTCTGGAGGTGCTGGTAGTGCAGGATCACCAGGATCAGGAACAGTAACAACAGGAACAGCAATTAAAACAGGTAATATGTCACCAGGAAATTTTAGTCAAATACAAGGAAGTAATAAAAATCCTACAGGACCTGCAGCTGTATCATATTCAACATCTATTGCATATATTGCTGGTGGTAGCGGTGCTTACAGCACCGTTCCCTATGCTTTTGGCGGAGGTGGTATAGGTGGAGCTGTTGTAGTAGAATTTGTAGGTTAATATTTAATTTAACAGAAAGGAAATAAAACATGGCAAATAACGCATTAGTAAGTCCTAACGAACCAAGAGAATCTGGTTATCGTGTGGCTCAGGTAGAACCTGATGGTCAAACATTTGAGGTAGGTGCTCCATTAGAGTGGATTCCTTGCCCAGATAACATTGTAGCAGATCAATTCTGGTATGACCCAGTAGCAAAAGCATTCAACGCAATGCCGGAACCTACTCCTGTACCAGCACCTGCTACACCAACAGCAGCAGAACTTGCAGCTCAGTTAGCAGCACTACAAGCTCAAATCGCAGCTTTACCTAAATAATAGGAGTATAAAATGTCTTTAACACTTGACGGTACCCTTGGGGAAACCTTACCTACCTGGACTACGGCAACACGCCCAGCATCCCCAACAACTGGTTTAACTGGTTACAACACTACACTTAACATTAGGGAAGTGTGGAATGGTTCTGCATGGACTGCGGATAGCTTACCAGCCGCAGGTACTTCAGGTAATGTATTAAAGTCTGATGGTACTAATTGGACTTCAGGTGCGGCAGCAGCAGGTGGGTTCTCTAACATGACAGTATTCACTTCACCCGGTACTTTTACAACCCCTGCTACAACCACACAAATTAAAGTGACTGTTGTGGGTGGCGGTGGTAGTGGTGGATCAGGGTCTTTGCCATCAGGTAATGCCGGTGACGGAGGCGGCGGCGGTGGCGGCGCTATTTATGTAGGTCCAGTAAGTGCTTCGACTCCTTATGCGGTAACTGTGGGAACTGCTGGTAATACCTCTTCTTTTGGTGCTTTAGCATCTGCTACTGGCGGCTCTGGTGGAGGATCAGGAGGTCCATCTCTTCCCTCAAATGGTGCTGGTGGAGCAGGGGGAGCTGGTTCTGCTGGAACATTACAATTTGCTGGTGGAGGAGGAAATGGTGGAGGTACCAGTACTAGTGCTTTCGGAGGCGCAGGTGGAAGTTCATTATTTGGTGGTGGTGCTGCATCTATTAATGGAGGTGGTGCTGGAAATGCAGGTAGAGCTTATGGCGGCGGCGGTGGCGGTGGAGGTGCTGTAGGACCTGGTAGTGGTGGTTCAGGTGCTGCAGGTGTAGTAGTCGTAGAATACTAATTCTCAAAAATGAAAAACTTAATACTTGCTTTACTTTGCTTTGTAACATACGCAATAAGTGGAGAATTACCAAATCCAAAAATAACACCAGGTTACATGCGTGATGTATCTGTAACAGAGCTTTGTACTACATCAACTTCATTAGTGCGTAATGTGCCAGAGTCATTAAAAAAAGATGTGTTTAGTAATTATGGTTTAAAAGGTAATGATAGATCAGTATGTAAAGAAGGTTATGAAATAGACCACTTAGTTAGCTTAGAGTTGGGTGGTGCAAACGATATTAAAAACTTATGGCCACAAAGCTATTGTGGGTCACCTTATAATGCACATATTAAAGATAAGTTAGAAAACGAATTACATCGAAGAGTATGCAAAAATGAAATAACTTTAAAAGCAGCTCAAGATTGTATTAGTAGTAATTGGACTTTATGTTATACACAAACTTTTAAATAGGAGAAAAATATGAAACAAAAACTTAATGAACTTAAAGACTTTTTGATTGTAGTATTACTATTTGTATTTAGAGTTTTAATCAGATGGTCAGAAGCTTTACTTGATGAAGCTCATACTGTTGTATATGCATTAGATGTTTTAATTAATAACGAATTAGTAAAAGAAGAAGCAGTTGTTAAGGTAGATCAATCAGCATCAACACCGCCAGCTGCCTGAATCCTAATAGGAGTTATTTCATTGGGATTGTTTAGTTTTAACTGGCTATTAAGTATTTTACCAACATGGTTACCTTTGTTGGTTATGGCTATAGGAATTGCATTATTTATATTTGAATGTGTAGTTGGGTTTTTTAGTACAACCGCTGAAGGACCTAGATTTATACTTAAATGTTTAGCATTAGTTATATTTGCGTATGGTGCTTATATTAAAGGTAGACAAGATGTATTAGTTGAATATAAACATGCAATAGATAAAATTAAAGTAGCTCAAAATGTAGCTACATCTAAGATTAAAGTAACGTATGATAAACAAATTAAAACAATTAGAGCTAAAAATGAAGCCCTTAAAAGTCAAATTAATAATAAAGATAATGCTAATTGTGAGCTTCCTGAGTCTTTTATCAGGTTGCACAACGACGCAGCTAAGGACTGATTTCCCTACACCTCCAGGGGAATTAATGTTATTACCTCCTAAGTTAAATACGTTGCCCGATAAAGCACCATTAGATAAAGCTGAACAGACTATTGTAGATAATTACACTACATATCATGAAGTTTCACAACAATTAATAGACTTAGAAAACTGGATCAAAGAACAAAGTAAAATAAAATGATACCAAATTTAAAACATTTAGTGACTGGAAAAGATAATGAAACACATGATATTGCTAGATGGTCTTGGCTTGTTACAACACTTGTTGTGATTGCGGGAGCTTTATATGACGCTTATATTGGTAATATGTTTAATATTAAAGATTTCGCTCAGTCTATTGGAGTAATTGCTGGTGCTCATGGTGCGGCAGTTATGATGAAAAAGGATACAGAACCTAATGAAAGCAAGTGAAAATGCTGTTAATCTTATTAAACGCTTTGAAGGTTGCCGTTTTAGTCCTTATCGTGACGCTGGCGGTCTTTGGACTATTGGTTATGGTCATCTTATCGGGGATGGGAAATCGCTTCCTGCAAACATTAATAGAAATTTCACAGAAGAAGAAATAAATGCTTTACTTATTGAGGACGTTGCTAGGTTTGAACGAGGACTCAATATGTGTCTTGTTGTGCCTGTTACCCAAAATCAGTTTGATGCTTGTATTAGTTGGGTGTTTAATTTGGGGCTTGCAGAATTCAAAAAATATATAGCACCATGTATTAATGGTGGTGATGACCCAGAAGAAATTGTTGCAGAAATGGTTAAGTTCCATTTTGTAGGAAAGACTAGCTTAAAAGGTCTTGTAGATAGACGAGAAGCTGAAAAAGAACTATTTTTAAAAGACTAATATGCCATTACAAAAACTTATATTAAATCCAGGAATTGTTAGAGATACAACTGATCTTGCTAATAAAGGCGGATGGTATGATGGTCAACTTATTCGGTTTAGAAATGGATTTCCTGAAAAGTTTGGTGGCTGGCAAGTTCAATCACAACAACAATATATTGGTTCCGCTAGAACTATTTATACTTATACTACAACTGATGGTAATGCATTAGCAGGCATAGGTACAAATCAAAAGATTTATGTAGGTGCAGGTACTAATATATATGACATCACGCCTATCCGTGTAACTTATACCCATTCAACAACGCCCACAACAGATAACTGCTTTACTACATCTTCTTCGTCTAACGTTGTTACTGTAACTTTAGTAGGACATGGTGCAGTTAATGGGGACTCAGTTACATTTAGTGGTGTTACAGGAACTATAGGTGGTGTTGCTGCAAGCTATTTTAATACTCAGTTCCAAGTCTTTAATGTCACGGGTAATACATTTCAAATTACTATAGGTACAAGTGCCGCTTCAGGTGCTACAGGTGGTGGTACAGCAATCACTGCAGTATTTCAAATTAATTCAGGTTACGCACTAAATACAGCAGGTTATGGCTGGGGTGTAGGAAGTTGGGGTCGAAACGGTTGGGGTACAGGGGCTACAACACCTATCTATTATCCAGCTCGCTTTGTCTTTATGCAAAACTTTGGTAATGACATGATATTTAATACTACCTACGACTCAATCAATAATGCTGGCGGTATCATATATTATTGGACCTATAATAGTTCTTTCTCAAACGTAGCTATACCGTTACAATCTACAACAGGTGCTATAGCCGTACCACAAAATGTAACTCGTATATTATTTAGTTCAACCACAGGATTCTTAATTGCATTTGGATGTACGGCGTATGACCCAACCCAAAGCTCAAATAATTATCTAGGTGCTTATAATCCACTTCTTATTCGTTGGTCTAATGTCGATCCAACTTATGGCCCACAACCAGGTGTATGGCAACCTACAGCTACTAACTTAGCAGGTGATTTACAAGTTCAAGCAGGTTCTAAAATTGTAACTGCAATTAATACCAAACAGGAAATTCTTGTATTCACTAATATATCTTTAAACTCTATGCAGTTTTTAGGTACACAACTTGTATTTGGTATATCTGAACTATCACATAATATATCTATTATGGGTCCTAATGCCGTGACTGCAATTAATAATACAGTTTATTGGATGGGACGAGATAGGTTCTATGTTTATAACGGTGTGGTTAATACATTACCTTGCCCAATTAGAAAATATATATTTGATAGTAATGTTTCAACAGGCGTTAACTACACTCAATCTTCTATTATCTTTGCAGGTGTTAATAATAAGTTTAATGAGATTATTTGGTTCTACGCATCAAATGCTTCTACAACAGGCGAAATAGATACCTATGTAATTTATAACTTCCAAGATCAGATTTGGTACTATGGTAATTTAAGCAGAACAACTTGGATTGATGCAGGAGATTATTCATACCCACTAGCAGCTTCAAACGGATGGATATATACTCATGAAAATGGTACTGATGATGGTCAACCATTAGGTACATCTCCAAACCCAATTACTTCTTATATTACTTCATCTGACATTGATATTAATGAGGGCGACAAGTTTAGCTTAATACGTCGAGTTATTCCTGACGTTGACTTTACTGGGTCTGAACCTTCTAACCCTGTGACTGGAGCTCCATTATCACCTAATATTAATATTACAGTGGGCGTACGTAATTTCCCTGGTGCTGTTGCCGCTACAACAAATGCTGAAGGCGTAGCTACTGTACAAAATATAACTACTACAACAAGTGCTACTATTAGCCCTTATACAAATCAAGTCTTTATTCGTGCACGTGGTCGTCAAATGTACTTTACTATAGGATCTAATACTTTAGGTACTCAATGGCAAATAGGTGCATTTAGATTTGATGCAAGAGAAGACGGAAGAAGGAACTAACAATGACAACTTCAACCCAAGCCAATCAGATTATAAGTGCTCCGCTTACTACAACAAAAGCACCAGCATTGCCTATTGCTCCTTTAACTTATGATTCACCTTATCAAAATCAAAATAATAACTCATTACGTATTTATTTTAATCAAATTGATTTATTTAACGTAGATACTATACAACAAGTAAATAGTCTTAATACTTTAAACTGGTTAGGTACAGGTGGATTTTAAATGTCAAACTATCAAAACATAATCGGTAATCAACTAGCTCAAGCAGCTATTACAGGAACTTTAGCTACAGTATATACTGTGCCCGCTAATACTAGAACCTATGTAAAAGACATTAATATATGTAATACTACTGGAACAGCTATCACAGTTAATATACATTTAGTACCTAGTGGTGGTACGGCTGGAACTGGAAATGCCTTATTATATGGGTATTCTGTAGCTGCTAATTCTATATATCACTGGACAGGTACTCAAATTATGTTAACCGCTGGATTTATATCGGTAAGTGCTTCTACAACAGGTGCTACAGTTACTATTTCGGGTGGTGAGGCAACATAGTATATGGTACAATTAAGCAAATTTAAGGACTTTCTATGATTCATTCTCAAGCATCAGGTTTAGCATCTTTAGGTCGCAATGGCGATACTATGATTATGCACGTTAGTCCAAGCGAAGTCGCTGGATTACAAGCTTTAGCTAAATCTCAAGGAACCTCTTTAACAGTTAACCCACATACAGGTATGCCAGAAGCCTTCAGTTTAGGTGGTTTTTTTAGCTCATTATTGCCATTAGCTGCCGGTATTATGTTAGGACCCGCTGGATTTGGCGTATTTGATAGTGCTTTAACTACAGGTTTAGCAGTGGGTGCAGGTACAGCTTTAGCTACAGGTAATCCTGTTTCAGGTCTTATGGCAGGTTTAGGTGGTGCAGGTGGTTATGATATCAGTGGTGCTTTAAATAATACATTAAGTGGACTTGGTGGTGCATCAACGATGGCTGCTCCAGTAGCTAATAATATTGGATCTACAGTAGGATATGTAGAAAACCCTATAACCGGCGCTTCAGAACTTGCTTCTAGCTCAGGAGCTCCTGGTATTACTACTTCTGATTTCATAAATGCATCTAATGGTGTTGGTTCACAAGGTATTCAATTATCACAAGATGCTTTAAATGCAGGGGCTAATACTGCAGCAGATTCTAGTATGTTATCTAAAGCTACTAATTTTGGATCTGACTTTGCATCTAATTTAGCAAAACAAACAGGTTCTTCTTCACCAACTATGGCATTAGGTAAAAGTTTAGGATTACCTTTAGTTGGCGCTTTATATAGTGGTGGAGCTTTCACACCTAATACTAATTTAGGTACAAACCCAGCTGAAGCATATAATCCTAACTTTAGACTTAATTTAAAAAATCAACAACCAGGTCAAATACCTTTAATATTAAATCAAAATAATCCTGGTGGTTTAGGTCAAAATATACAGTTAGGTAACTATCAAACTCCATATGTAGGTGGTCCTATTGATCCTAACGCAGGTTATGGTTATGCTGCAGGTGGTGTTGCTGAACTTAGTGGACTTAAAAATGATACTGGATTAACTGGGTTATTTAGATCTATCAGTGCTAAATCAGGTGGATACCTTGATGGACCTGGTGATGGTATGAGTGACTCTATTCATGCAACTATTGATAATAAACAACCTGCAAGATTAGCTGATGGTGAATTTGTAATTCCAGCTGATGTAGTTTCTCATTTAGGTAACGGATCATCAAAAGCAGGTTCACAAAGATTATATTCTATGTTAGATAAAGTACGTAAAGCTCGTACAGGACATACTAAACAAGGTCACGAAATTAACGCAGAGAAATACTTACCTGCATGAAACAAATACAAATAGTTGACCCTAATCATGTTTATGCGATGTGGGATACACTAAAACCGTTTTTTGAAAAATCTGAAATGTATGGCGCAGGAGATTCAACTGCTGACCAAATGAAAGTAAGTTTAGCTCGTAATTATCAAATTTTATTTGTAGTTACAGAAGATTCAAAAGTTATTGGAGCATTTGCAGTAGAATTAATAAACTATTCTAATCATAGAGTAGCACATACAGTAGCAATGGGTGGTCGAGGTTTATTTGATAAAGATACAGTAAGTCAATATGAAACTTGGGCTAGATCACAAGGTGTCACAAAAATTAGAGCTTGGGCTAAAGATGCACAGGCAAGATTATATCGAATGAAACTAGGACTTGAAAAGTCTATGAATGTTGTGGAGAAGCTTTTATGAAAATGATTAACTTATTTAACTGGGTACAAAACCTTGTTGGATTCTTTACCTTTTGGAGTGATGGCGGTGGTGGTGGTGGTTCTACTACACAAACTTCATACTCTACTAACTTACCCCAATATGCACAACCATATTATGAACAACTATTAAACTCTGTTGGTAACCAAGTATTTACTACAGATTCATCAGGTAATGTTACAGGTGTTCAACCAGGTACAAATTTACCACAACAACAAGTAGCTCAATTTAATCCATTACAACAACAAGCTCAAACAGAAGCAGCTAATTTAACTACACCTGCTCAATTCCAACAAGCAACTCAAGGACTTCAAAATAGTCAAAACTTAGGTAATGCTATAGCTGGTGCTGGTATTAATCAAGCATTAAGTTACGATCCGTCACAAATTACTGCACAACAATGGAATAATCAAACAGCTCAACAATACATGAGCCCATATTTAATGCAGTCATTGTTACCACAATTACAATACCAACAACAAGTATATGGTGAACAAAACGCAGGTAATGCAGCACAATCTATAGGACAAGGTACATTTAGTGGTTCTAGAGAAGCATTACAACAAGCACAAAACCAACAAAACCAAAATATGAACCTAGCTAATATTCTAGGTCAAGGTTTAAATACAGGTTATCAAAATGCTCAGACTGCATTTAATGCTCAGAACCAAGCTAACTTAGCAGCTCAACAAGCAACAGCTCAAGGTCAACAATATGCAGCTAATTTAGGTGCACAGTTAGGTCAAGCTGGATTACAAACAGGTGAAACTGCAGCTCAAGGTATTGGTGCTTTAGGTACTGCTCAAAATCAAGCTAACTTGGCTAATCTTGGTGCGCAAACTGCAGCAGGTCAACAACAGCAACAATTGGCTCAACAAAACCTCAATACTGCTTACCAAAATGCAATGGCTCAGTATTACTACCCACAACAACAATTACAATACTACAGTGACATTCTTCGTGGTAATGCTAATGCATTAGGTTCTTCACAAGTTCAATACGCACCAGCACCATCTATGGCATCTCAAGTTGCAGGTTTAGGTTTAGGTGCATTAGGCTTAGCTAAAGCTACAAGTTAATAAGGAAAACAATATGTATAGTCCGTTAAATGCAGCAGGTATATCACCAACGATTCCAGCTTCTAAAGATCAACTTATTAGAGTAATGCAAGATCCAAACTATGCAGCTGCCGTAGGTATACCACAATATAAAGCTATGGTTATGTTGCAAGAGATGAATAAAAAAGCTCCTGCTCAACCTCAAACACAAACAGTAGCTCAACAACTTGTAGCTCAAGCTGAACCACATCCACAACAAGCTGGTCTATCACAACTACCTGTTGGTGACCATATGTTCCAAGAAAAAAACTATGCAGGAGGCGGCATTATTGCATTTACTCCTGGCGGTGGTGTTGGGGATGACGGTATGACTGATGCACAACGTAAAGCTGATGAAGCTTATCAAGAGTGGTTAAAAACTGCTGGTCCAGATTTCCCTAAACCTAATTATGATTACCCTAATTCTGTATTAAATGAATTTGGTATTCCTACTCCTAAAAAAGATGACAGTAAATTAGTATTAGGTATGCCTGGTCCTACTGCCAATATACAAAAAAATCAATTAAGCTCTATGGGTATTGATCCTAATGCTACGAATGGATTAAATTGGCAATCACAAATAAAGCCGCCAGCTCCAGCTGCTAATCCAACACCAGCCCCAACAGGTAACTTTAGTGATTATTTAAAATCTCCTGTAAGTAATGTAGCTCCTACTGGAAATAACCCTAATGTATCCCTTGCAGCAAATGCAGCAGCAGGTGCAGAACCATCTCTTGATCCAATGTCAATTATGAATGCATCTGTAAATAGATTTGGTAAGCAGATTGATGAAAAAGGTATTAGATCCTTATATGATAATGCAAAAGTAGATTCTAAAGATATAGCTAAGAATACTGTAAATATGTTTAATGATTTAGTAGGACCTGATGAATCTACAGATAAGCTTACTGAAAAATTAAATAAAATGGCTGATAAAACTAAACATGATGAAGATACAGCTCCATGGATGGCATTAGCTCAAGCAGGTTTTGCAATGGCTGCAGGTAAATCTAGATTTGCATTACAAAATATTGCTGAAGGTGGTACCGCAGGTCTTAAAGCATACAATGATGCTAAAGAGAAAAATGAAGCCGCTGAGTTACAACAACTTAATATTCAAAACCAACTTAATAAAGCCCAACGTGCTGAAAGGATTTCTGCTGTTACTATGGGCATTAATAGCCAACAACATATCGATGATTTAAATCATGCAACTGAATTGGCTAAGATTAATGCTGGTATTCAAATACAAAAAGATAATAGTGATACCCTTATCAAAGCTGCAGAAACTGGTCCTAAATCTGCATATTATCTTGGCGAAGCTTATAAAGCTAAAAAAGAAGGCGATTATTATGGGTCTGGCGCTAAATTAGAAGGTAAAGGCGCGTTAACTGAAGATCAAATAGCCAAAGAATATGCATCATATCAATCTAAATTAGGATATAAAAATTATCCTCCTAATATGCCTTTAAGTCAATTTGCTGCAAAATTAAGAAGTGAATTTAGTGGTAATCAAGCTGATATTCCTACAGCTCCTACAGGTGGTAGTTTTGTTACTGATTCAAAAACAGGTGAAGTTCATTACGTTCCAGCTACTAAATAATTATGCCTAAAATAAACGTACAGGGTTATGGACCTGTAAACTTTCCGGACGATATGTCCCAAGAACAGATTGCTAATGTAATCGAAAACGAATATATCCCACATATGAAACAGCATATCGCTAAGGAAGGTTTTATTCCTGGCGTTAAAGCTGGTTTACAATCAGGGTTAGGTAATGTAGAAACATTCTTAGGTGAGAATCTAGGTATGCCTTCATTATCTGAAGCTGGTAAACAAAATAAAGCAGAAGCTGCTACTAAGTATGAAGAACCTTATGCTGGTGAAACTGCCGCTGCATTTCAACGTGGTATTTTACCTGGTGTTGGCACTGCTATATCAAATGTAACAGGTCCTGTTGGTAATATCTTAGGTACATTTGGTCCTACTGCATTAACAGGTGTTGCTGCTGCTCCTTTACTTCCTGAAGAACTTGCTGGTCTAACTCTAAGCACAGCTACTCGACGTGCAATTGGTACTACTGTAGCTAACGGGTTTGAAGAAGCTGGTCAAAATATTGATAAACAAAAAGATTTACATCCCGATCAAAAAGTAAACTTACTCGCTGCTGATTTAACAGGTCTTATTCAAGGTGCTATTGATACTATTGGTGTGCCTGGACTAGGTAAATTAAGTAATAAATTAGCTCCTCAATTAGAAAACCAAGCTACTAAATTATCTAAACAAATCGTAGATGGTGAAATAACACACGCAGAAGCTGCTAAAAGCTTATCAAGTAAATGGACTGAATATCTAGGTTCTACTGCGTCTAACTTTGCTTCAGGTGCTGGTATGATGACTGCAGACGAAGCATTACGTCGTGCACAAGCTGGCGAAGATGTAACAAGTCCTGAAGCCTTAGAATCTTATAAACATGATATTGGTAGCGCATTATTAATGTCACCTGTATTTGGTGCATATCACGTTCTTACAGGTAGTGGTCGTGGTGAAGCTAATAGAAAACTAGATGAAGCCCAAGCTACTAAAACTGCAAAAGACCAAGCTATTGCTGATGCTCAAGCTAAACGTGAGATGGATATTAAAACTGGGGTTATGCAACAACAACCTATGTTTACTGAAGAGCAAGCACCAAGTCCAGCAGGTCCACCAGCCCCAGAAGCACAAGGTCCATCAACGCTTACACAAGCAGAACCCGATCAAATAAATAAAGTTGAGCAATTACAAAAACAACAAGAAGCTGAAGCTGCGGGTCAACAATCTTTATTTGATGAAAAAGGTAAACCTACTCCTGAAATAGAACAAGAGCAAGCTAAGAGTCGTGTTCAACAAAATCAAGAAAAAGTTAATACATTGTTAGCTACGCCAGAAGGCACTAAGCAAGTAATTGATAATATCAAGGATTATTTCTTTGACTATACAAAAGCTGACCAAAACAAAATTAGAACTCAGTTACAACAACGCATGAAAGCGTTTACTTTAAAAGACGAAGATGTGCTAAGTCAAAAACAAAAAGAATATGAACAACTATTCTCTGTTATCGAGCCTGTACCTGAACACGAATTAACTTCACAAAAATTACAAGAAGCAGGCATCAAAGGTTCTCTTGCAGCGCAATTAAAAGATAAGAGTTTGAAAGACCCGGCGGTATATAATAAAGTTGCAGATGTAGCTAATGATTTAAAAAATACAAATGCATCTGCAGCAGCTAAACTATTAGATGGTATTCAAGCACCAGAAGGAGTAAAAAATGTTAAAAGAACTAAGTCCGCAACAGCTGGAGAAAGCGATGCAGTATCTCTCAAATCCGAAGATGAAACTGACACCGGAACTAGCAGAGATATCAAATCTACAATGGGTTTCAATCGAGTTGATAATGGTAGAGCTCTTGAAGGAGCAAAAGATGTCAACGCTGCATTAAAAGAAGCTAAGATATATGAAACTAAAGATGAAAGCGGTCAAGAGTATTTAGGTCTTGGTGAGAAGAAAGAAGAAGTAGCTAAAGAAGAAAAAGCTGCTAAGACTCCTGAAGAAATTAAACAAGCAGAGCTTGATCGTAAAGCCTTATTAGAAAGAGAACAAAAACTATCTAAGAAACTTCATAAAGCTGGTGAAGAAGCTTCTGATATCTACGCTTCACAAAAAGAAGGTGAAGAAAATAAAAACCTAGATTTATCTACTACAACTCCTGCAGAATTAACTGAAGGTTCAACATTCCAAAGAAAATTCAAGAATGCAAAAACACTAGGTGATGCATTAAAAACTCTCAAGAAGATGCCTATTAGTAAAGGTCAACAAGCCCTTGCTAATTTATTACTCAATACCAAAAATATTTCAGACGTAGCATTTGAAACAGCTAAACATCCACAACCTAAAGATATACGCAAAAAAGGTCCTAAGACTTACATCGGAGAATTTACTGGTGAAAAGCGTACTATGGGAGAAGAAGCCTCTAAAAAACTAATCAACTATGAGAAGTTTACAGGTGAATATGACTCTTCCGAAAATAAAGCTAGACTTTATCAATCAGGTAATGCTGAGAGTTTATTACATGAAGGCATTCACGCCGCTACTGCACACGAAATAGATAAACATATTGACCATGTACCTGACCCAAGAGGTGCTGCATACGGTGTAACTCCAGTTGCAAAACCTAACTCAGTTATAGGTAAACGTTGGGTAAGAATGTTTAACGCCGCAAAAGAAGCAGCTAAGAATAGAAATGAAGATTACTATGGTCTAGATGACATACATGAATTCGTAGCAGAAGCTCTTAACCCACATGATAATAAATTTAGACAACTATTAAAGAATACAGCACCTACTTCAAAAGCTAAACCAAGAGGTAGACTACCATCACTATTTACTGAATTTATTCAGAACATAATGGACTTATTAGGTGTTCCACAAAAATATGAAAGTCTATTCCACGAAATATTAGATCATAGTTCTGAACTATTCAAAGGTCCTGATCTATCAATAGATAAAGATGTAGCTAAATTACAAGCTGCTATTGAGGGTAAACCAGCAACTTATGTTGACGCAGGTAAAGGTTTACTACAAAAAGTTAAACACTTCTCTATTATTACAGACTCTCCAGGACGTGAGCATGATGTAGAAGAATTATTATCATCACCTAATGCCATACTAGATAAACTTCCTGAGTTTGATAATACATTTAAAGATAAAGCACTAAATTGGTATTCTAAAGCAACAGAAGGCATGCGTAAGTATTGGTTAGGTGCATTAGAATTATCTAAATTACATATGTTGTATGGTAAAGAACTACCTTCTATTAAAACATTAGAAACAGCAGTTAAAGATAGAAATCATTTCCACGTAATAGAAAGAAAGCATATAGATAATCTTGCTAATAAAGGCATTATTGCTATCCAGAAATATTCTAAACCTATTGTAGATAAATTTAATAATACTATACATGAATTATCTCGCTTAGATATTGATCCTAGAGACCCTAAAAATAAAGACCATGAGTTAGTAAAATCATTTAATTCTTTACCAGAAGAACTAAAATCTTTAGCTAAAGATATTGTTAATAGTTATGAAGATTATAGAAATAAATATGTAGACTTTGTAGCTAATGCAGTGCCAAGCAAGTCTATGCAGATTAGGAAAAAGTTTGAGTCCTCTCAAAAACCGTTTTATGTACCGTTATTACGTAGAGGTCAATACTGGTTGCAATATATGAATCCTAATGGTGAAATGACTTCTATTGCTAAAGATTCTCCTAGAGAAATAAATATGATTAAGGATGCCTTAGTAAAACAAGGTATGAATCCTAAAGATATTAAACTCTATTCTAAATTACAAGATATTAGTCATAGAACTGCGCCTCCATCAGGTTTTGTAGCCGACGTATTAAAGATTATGAAAGAAGGTGGTGCAACTGAGAAGTCAATGGATGATATGTACCATACCTATTTATCATTATTCCCAACAGAATCTATTAGACAATCATTTAATCAAAGACGTGGTGACTTAGGATATATTCAAGATTTAGTTCAAGGCTATGCAAGGACAGCTCCTAAGATGGCTAGTCAATTAGCTAATTTAAAATATGCCCCAGAAATTGATAAAGCTTATTCTAATTTAAAAGAAGATTTTATTAAAAGTGGTGAGAATAAAGTAGCTTCAGATGTTATGCATGAACTTATGGAAAGACGTAAATTCATTGATAATCCATCTGCTGAATGGTGGGCTTATCGTGCAAGCCAAGCTAACTTCTTAATGAGTATTGCAGGTAACATATCATCTGCATTAGTGAATACTACAGCTGTTCCTATGGTAGCTTTACAACATATTGCCGTAGATAAAAATGGTAATTATAATTATACTAGAGCTAGTGAGGCTATTGCTAAAGCTACTAAGATGTTCTTCCAAGGCGGATATGATGATAGCAAAGAGTATTTAGGTAAAATATATAGAATTAGGACATTTGGTGTTAATGACAAGTTATCTCCTGAATATAAAGATTTGCATGATAAATTATTAAAAAGCGGTGTATTAACCTATAGTATTGGTCGAGAATTACATAGTATGGCTGAAGCACCATCTGACAAATACCAACTTTGGAAAGATAAAGCTAATACATTATTAGGCCTTACATTTGAAGGTACAGAAAGATTTAATAGAGAAGTAACTGCATTAGCAGCATATGATGTTGCTCGTCAAGACGGATATACTCATGAGCAAGCTATACAAAAAGCTATTGACCTTACAGCTAGAGTTCATACGGAAGCTATACCAGAAGCAGGTCCACGTTGGTTACAGGGTCAAGGTGCTATTGGTGGACTACAAAAAATTGCATTAACATTTAAACGCTTTACATTAGCACAGATTCTTAATATGGGTATGTTGTCTAGAGATATGTTTAAAGATGCTAAAACTGCTGATGAACTTATGGCTAAAAAGATTGCAGTTAAACAATTATTAGGTATCTTAGGTGCTACTTATATGTTTGCAGGATTACAAGGATTACCTGGTTATGGTCTAGTAAACGCAGCAGCAAACTTCTTTGGTAGCGATTCTGATGAACCGTTTGATCTTGATGAATATATTAGAAATGCTTATGGTGATATTGGCTTAACAGGTCCAATCAATGCAGCTACAGGTATTGATATAGCTTCTAGAACTGGTTTCAATGGAGCATTGTGGAGAGAAGATAAGAAACGTTTAGCTGATGTAGGTTATGTTGCATATGCTATGGAAAACCTAATGGGTCCTACTTTCTCTAATTTAGAGAATATGGAAAAAGGTGTTAAGCAAATGACAGAAGGTCAGTATGAACGCGGTCTAGAAAAGATGGTACCTTCTCCAGTAAGAAATGTTATGAAAGCTTTTAGGTTCTCTGCTGAAGGTGCGTTAAATCCTAATGGTGCTCCAGTAATTGATAACGTAAGTGATTGGAATAAGTTTATGCAAGTATTTGGCTTTAGTGATGCAGAACTTACAGAACAATATGCTAGATCAAGTGCTATGAAATCAATGGAGAAAACTATCTTAGATAGAAGGAAAGCATTATTAGATTCAATGTTCCTAGCATTAAGTAATGGTGATGAAAGTGCTCAAACTAGTGTAACAGAATTAATTAGTAAGTTTAATGAGAAACACCCAGAGATTGCTATTACTGCTCAAACAATACAGTCATCTTATAAAAATAGAGAACGTGCAATTAATGAAAGTGTAGGCGGTGTACACTTTAATAGAAAACTATTACCTGAACTTCAAGAGATGTATAAAGAAGAAGAGTAATTATTTAACTCGCCAAACTCTTACGCCTAAGCACCCTTCTTTCATACATACAAAACATTTAACTCTTATCTCTGCACGTTTAGCCCCTGTTTCTACGGCATAAATTAATGGTGCAGTTTTGAGAGTGGGGACAAAGAAGCTATCCCCGACACTCATACCCTCAAATGGAAACACCCATTCTATTTCATCATGCAGTTTCAGATGCGATTCCTTTTAGCGTGTCGCCAGAGAACTTATCGCTAGGGAATACATAGGCTTCAACATTAACTTGAGCTGTAGCATCTTTCCAACCAGCACCCATCTTCTTACGCTTCTCTATAACTTCAATACCTTTTTGTTTCATCTTGTAGACAAACTCTCTTGTGCTTACTTGTCTATCAATTAAGAACTTTCTAAATTCAGGTTTTGATATATAGATCAACTTGCTTGCGGCTTCTACACGAATAACTAATGATGTTCTAGGTTCCATGCAATGTTTGTTATCTTCGTTAAATGCAAGAATACCTGTTTGATTTAAGTTAATAAACTCACCAATGATAGACTCATAATCCACGCTATTAACCTTAACTACATTATCTCTAATATTAATCATTTCATGTACAATGTGGTTATAAACTCTATCTAAGTCGTAGTTTACAATACCTTCTTTAACTGCTATTTCTCCCGCAGTCATGGCAGCTGCAATTAAATTCTCATAGAACCGATAAGCTGTATCTTCACCAAAGTCCTTTTTGAATCTAATTATCCAGTTATTCATCATGGCAGATATATCAGCATAGTGGTATCCAAATAATACTTTAATAAAATCAGGACCAGCCCAACCATAGTTATATCTAAATATATCAAATATCTCTTTACCTAACTGAGCATCTGATTTAAATACTTTAGGTTTTCTAACACTAAACTCAATAAGTCTTGCTACTTCACCATTAGGGTCTTTCTTAATAGTAGTTAACTTATCATATAATGAATGGTTAGATGTAAAGATTGCAATCAATGATGCTGACATCTCATGGTCTCTTTCCGCATTTACAGATGCCTGCATACGTATTTTAGATTTACCTTGTGATATCTTATGAATTAACTGTGATAAGTCTTTAGGTAATATGTTACCTACTTCATCTAATCCGAATGGTAAGTTATGTAATCCAAGATAGCGTCCAGTCATACCGTTAGCCGTAGCTTCTAATACTGATAGGTCTTTAGGATTACCCCATACTGATAGTGATGAATATAACGCACCTGTCTTAGCTGCACCTGATTCACCTGTTAAAGATATAGTTACACCTGATGTAGAAGTCTGATCCATAAGTACTGAACCAAAACCACATAGTAATGTAAATGCATGTAACTCTAATCCTTCCATATTTAATTTGTTAGCTGACTCTTTCCATGCTTCGTATGTTCCAAGCTGTGTCAAATGTTTTGCAATACCCTTACATAGAGGCGATGTAGGTGAAGATAATATTCTGCCATCTTTTGTTATCTCTCTATCTCCTACTACAAACGCATCATGGTCAGGTGTCCAACCCATTTGCATACGCATAATTTCAGCCGATTGTTTTGCTACTAAATACTTACCCCAATTTATAATATAACTCACTAAATGTCCTCCTTGTTTTGTTGTAGGGTCATAATATATCCCTACGCTTGATATGATTTCTTTAAATTTTTCTGTTGCATAAACATGTTTCATTGGTAATATAAACTCTCTATCAGCATCGTTAGGAAGTATTGCAACCATTAATAAACATTCACCATCAACCGTACTAAAGATTCGTTTAACAGGCCATAGGTCATATGGCGATACTAAGACTGGTGGTTTTGCTGGTAATGGGTTGCCATCATCGTCAAACGTTGTTGGTGGTTGGTAGTATATACCGCCATTGACTCCGTATTTATAAGGTTCTAGCTCTTTAGGTAACCCAGTTAATTTACGTCTAACAGGTGCAAATCCTGATGTGCTAGGTATTATTTCGTTATTAGTTTGATGCTCTACATAAGGTGCTAGTTTAAATACTTTACCTAAAGCTAACGGGTTTGTTATCTTACCCCTGCTAGGACACTTATCACATATACCAGGATTAACATTATTAAATGTTTCGCATGAATGTGGTTTACCTTGTGTAGCCTGTGCCTTTTTAATAGTAGCTTCTCTATTGTAGCCAGGGTGTTCATCTGACATCTTATGAATAGCTTCTTCACCATCAATACAATGTTGAGCTATAGATAATCCTGAATACCAAATAGGTTCTGATAAAGTTTTAGCATTCTCTAATATATATTTAATCTGACCGCAACCATCAGTTCTACCTTCTTCTAAACTTTTGAGTGCAAGTATTTCAAACTTAGCTTCAAAGTTATCAGTCTTATACATTGTCTTTTCTTCATCTGTTAAACCCTTTTGAGCTTGTTGAAGTATAGACTCTAATGATTGATTGACTTCTATTTCACCTAAGAATTGTTTAAACTCATCAAAGTTATATACAGGTAATTCTTCTTGACGGTATACATATGTTCTACTAGGTGGGTCTGATTTATAATTAAATGTATCAGGTGCTCGTAAGATACGAGCTACGTCCGCAGTAACTACTGGGTCAATCTTTAAGTTATTATCTAAGCAATAGTTTTTAAACTTCTCAGCATAAGGCTTCCACTCATGTATAGGAATATCTTTATCAAACATCCAGTATGCATGAATCCCATTACCTGAATCAATTACAACAGGTGGAGGAAGTTGTGCTTTCTTTATAAATACGTCTAATTCAATAAGCGCATCTGATTTAGATTTATATTCTTTTGATTCACCCACATCTAGGTCTAAAAAGAATGACCTCGCAAATATAGCATCATCTGCTTTACGGCTATGTCCGTTGAATGAACTTAATGCTACAAAGATATTAACCTTGTTCTTTGCTAATTGGTTAATAGTATCTTCAATATCGTCAAGTGATTCTACAAACTTATGTCTTGTTCTTTTATCGCCTGTTGGTTCTATTGTAGCAATACAATAAACACCTTGTGATGGTAGTGCTTTTTTATAAAATTCTTTTATCACATCCATATCCCATCTAAATATTCTTTTGCCTGTTTTAAAGTTTGGGCGGGCAATTCACCAGTATCTAAACTTTTTTCAATTTCAGATATTAAACCTTTTATTTGTTCTCTATGAGCAGGTCTTATTTTCCCGCCTCTAAACCAACTATATACACTTCTTGTATCTACTCCAAATTTATCTGCAACATAAAGTGAAGGAAGGTTAGCCTTAACACATAACTTGGCTAACCTTACCCCTACCGACCTAGACTCTGTCTTTGTTAAAGAGATTAGGAACTGTTCACTATATGGTCTTGCCATTAAGTTTTAGTAGACCACTTCTTAACAATATCACTAACATCATTTACCTTTTGTGTAGGTGCTGAGTTAGCATTTTGTAATACAGGTTCTTCAATAGCTACATCAGTTACAGGTTGTGCTGTCTGTGCTTGCGTTACAGTAGCTGTTACCACAGGTTGTGCAGGTGTAAACTCTTCGCCTTCTTCACTACCTTGATATACAGTTAACTTAACTGCTTGTTCCGCCGCAGGAGATTTAGCTTGACGTTGTAGAATTTCCATTTCATCTACAGATACTGCCGCTGCGGGAGAGAATAATAACTTAGGCGATTCTGATTTAGTATCAAACTGCATCTTAGTTACAACTCTACCTGCACTAATATTATTATTAGCAAGCATTTGAATGTATGGTCTGAATGGCCATTTACCTGTTTCTTCTTTACCGAAACATGACTTAGCTGGTATAACTAACTGCATAACGTCACCACTTGGGTCATTAGGTAATACAACTGCTGTTCTCCATGATAGACGGCAAGCTGCGCCTGTGCCTGTAGCCCCTGAGCCTTTAGCACTAAACTGACATGTTTCACATGCTGATGATTGTGGTGTCTTTACTTCTTTATCAGGTGTTCTTGAATCTGATGACCAGCATGTAGGAACAGTCTTTTCACCTTCTTTATAGTTAGCAGAATAAAACATTCTAGATGCGTTATGTGCCATCTTTACAAAGATAACATTCATATATCTATCTTCAATAGCACTAACTTCTTTACCACCTACATACTTACGGAATACACCGCCTTTGATTGAGATTCTCTTAGTAGCATTTTGCGAATTACCTGCAACGGCTCTAGTATCATCGTCAAGTCCTGTTTGAATAATCTGAGGATTATTCTGTAAAATATTCATTAACTCATTACTCATATACTTCTCCTTGATTAAGTTTTAGTAGGCTTTTTAACAGTAATAGTAAACTTTCTCATAGTACTAATTCCTGGTGGTAAGCCTTCTTCTTTGCGACTATTAACAAACTCTTTAAAATTGCCTTGATGTATGCGTTGTTGCAATAACTCTATGGCTTGATTCTCCATAATAAACTCTTTAAAGTTATTCCAATCTCCACACACATAATCTTCTTTTAAAGATTTAACTATCGTTCCGCTTTCAGTACGAATACTTTCCGCTTGTATTTCATTGCAAGCACTTAATAGCACTTGTTCTAACGCATCTAACTCCAATACTAATTCAGCATCTCTTGCTTCAAAGTCCCGTGTTATCTTTTCACGTTCACTTCTTATTGTCAAGTATGTCTGAACTAGTTCGTCTAGTTTTAGGTCTCCCGACATTTTTAGTTCCCCTTTTCTTTATTATTCTTCCTGATTTAGTTCTTGCTACACCTTCTATTCGTTTCCTACCACGTTTCTTTTTAGGTGCCATAGGTTCTCTGCCTAATTTAATTAACGCATCAAACTTAACTTCACCTAATTCGTTTTTAATTACTTTTTCTAGTGTATCATCATGTATTCCTAAAAGCAACATAGCGATTTGTTTTGTAGGAGTATCCTCATAAAATAACCATTTCACCGCAGCTTTCTTTTCTTCTTTGTTTTTTGAATACACCATATCACTAATAGCTGACGCAAATATATTAATCATAAGTTTACCCTCTGGAGTGAAGGCATACCTAGACCAATTCATTTTTATATTGAATAGGCTTTCTTTCTTAGCAGTATTTCTTTTACGAGGCATCTATTTCTTCTTTATATAAGTCAACGAGTTTAGTGTGTAAGTCAATCTTACCTTGCAACATCTTATACATCTTACGTTCAATATCTGAACCTTGTAAATGAACGACTGTCATTTTATGTTGTTGTCCATATCTATCCATACGGGCTATACATTGTAAATAAGTTTCTACACCCATAACTGGAGACCAGAATACTACAACATTTGCTCTAGTCAGCGTCACTCCGTGCGAAGCTGATTGTGGTTGAATAATTAAAACTCTAGGTTCATCCATTGTTTGAAACCTACTAATGATGCTTGCTCTGTCTGTTGCTGATACTGCACCGTTAATAATTTCATTAGATATATTATTCTTTGATAAGTGTTTAGATACCAATTCAATCGTATGTTTATAAGGCACAAACACAATAACTTTCTGTTCAGTTTCATCAATAACTTCATCTAACGCTGATAGACGCGGTGACACATCAAACTGAACTACTTCTTTTGTATCGGTATATACTGCACCACCTGATATCTGTAATAGTTTATTTAAGTTGGCTGCTGCATTTACTGCCGTAATCTGTTCACCCGCAGCTTGAATTAGCATTTCATTCTTTAGGGCTTTGTAATACTTTTCAACTTGAGGTGTCAATGGTATATCTCTTGTTTGATACATGACATCAGGTAAATCTAAGCATTCATCTTTTGAAAACCTAATAGCAGGTTGTAGAGCTTTGAACACATCGTCTTTCGCTGATGTGCGAGGTATCCACTTAAATCTAGATTGTTGAAACATAACCTTATCACGCCAAGCTGCTGAAAATTTAGGCACTCTTTGTGGACTTACTAACTTAGCTAGACCATATGCATCAACAGGTGATTGCGATGCGGGAGTTCCTGTAAGCATCCAAAGACGAGTCTCAGGTCTTAATATTTTAGCTAGGGTTTTCCAACGAGCCGTACTTGGTGTTTTATAAGCGTTAGCTTCATCAATAACAATTAAATCAAACTTAGATGATTCAATAGCTTCACGAACTACACCTACACCATCGTAGTTAATAATAACTATTTCATATTCACCCTTAATAATCTTTTCTCTTTTATCTGCCGTTCCATGTGCAACCCCGATAGTTCTATGCATAGCTGTATTAAATACATCAGCCTGCCAAGCAGAATACATAATAGATAACGGACATATAATTAAAACGCGTTTAACTTCTTTCTGTGTCATTAGATAATCTATAGCCCAAATGACTGATGATGTTTTGCCTGTGCCTGCTTCGTTAAAACAAAAGGCTCTTTGATGTATGCTTAAAAATTCAGCAGTTGTTCGTTGATGTGCGAAGGGTTTATACAATCCTGGCCAATTATAATCTCGTACAATAGGCGAAGGTAAGTTCTTACGGAATGCAATTAACTGATTAAGGCGTGTCATTTCTTGGACACCCCAATAGACCATGACTTCTGCTAGGTTGCCTTTACGTTCAACAACTTCGCTTTTCTCAATGTTATCTGTAATGTGCGGAACAATATGTTCAGGCACAGTTAATTTAATAGCCGTGTTTTGTATAATTTCCATATAGCTATTCTAGACTAACTAGAATAAATGTCAACTATTTTTTCTTTGGTTTGGAAGTTTTTTTACGTTCTTTCGTGCTTATTTCTGACACTAAGTTTCCTTTAGAGTCACGCTTGAAAGACCTATTTGCGGAAGCACTTTGAATGAAGACACCGTTCTTGTTAGAACCGCCTTTATCTAATGCCTTTTTATGAGCTACATCTTTTCCTTCTCTTGCATCTGCCTTGCCGTTATTATTACGGTCAGGTAATTTTTTATCTAAAGCACGTCTAGCACGTTGTCTTTCTGCACGACGAGGTTCTTCATCGCGAGCAAGCTGTTGCTGATATTCTTTCTTATATGGACGTGGTTTATTTACGTAAGGCATGTGCGTATTATACCTTATTCTTTATGAAACTCACAATCTTTTACTGGACAATATTTACATAGAGGGGAAGGGTTTGCTATCCAAGTGTTTGTATCATATGAGTTATCTAGCCTTGCTAGCGGTTGTTCAAACTGTTTCCATGAGGCTTCTATACCAGACCTATGATACTCTTCGGGTAAGAAACTATTCTTCATTAGGAACAATAAACCTGCCTTAATTTTAATCACTTGTGGGAAGTGAGCATATGTCATCAAAGCCATAAGCCTTAATTGTTTAGGGTCAGGGTATCTATTGCTTCCTGTTTTATAGTCTATGATGAAAGCGGTATCACCATCCACAATGAGCAAGTCCACAATTCCGCGAACCCAACGATTATCAGCATCGAAAGCACAAGGCGTTTTATCACGCGTAAGAGCCATTTCATATTCACAGTATTTGTCTCCTGGTATTTTAATTAATTCATCGACAACATCTTTAAAGCGTTCATAATTTTTAGCTAGTTCAATCTTATCTCTTACATAATCTTCTAATGCCTTATGAACTTCTTTACCATATATAGTCTGAGGTGTATCTTGAAATACATAGTTCTTAGCTACTTTTAATTCATAATACTTCTTAGGACATTTTGTATATTCACTTAAGGCAGAATAAGACCATGTATAGTTAGCCATTTATAATCCTTATGTTATTTAAAATATGGTCCGACCATCCATGTAACTACAGTATATCTTTGACCTTTAGTGACAGGCTCTACGCCATGCACCATGAATGATGGGAATACTATAATATCACCTTTCTCTTGTGGCGGATATATCTTATCATGGCTATTCATTATATAAAACTTACCACCTTCAAAGTCATCATTAAGAATAGCTAGTGCAGTAAGTTTTCTTGTTTCTGTTCCGTGCATATGAAAGGTATCTACATGAGCTTCATACTTACCACCTACACCATACATTAAAAACTCTGTTTGATTTGAGTGAGTAATATCATATTTCCAGTACTGATGATTTATATTTAAAGCACATGATGTAAGTGTTGCACCAATGCCTTGGTTCATTGGAAGTGGTAGTCTTAATACATTTCTGATATTTAAATTAATATTTTTTTCTAAATCTCTACCCTCACCTATAAATGGTTGTTCTTTTTCTACCTCTGGCTTAGAATATTCTTCAATCAACTTATCACAAAAACCATCTGATATTGCTTTCTTCATTACATAGGCTACATCTAAATGTGGTGTTTGATTGTTAGGCTCAACTACTGTTTTGCTTATCCCTAAAGATTCTCTCTTATCATACTTCCATTCTGCATGCGGTCCATCTTGGTCTACATAATGTAAGAATACTTGTGCCTGCCATTTACCTTCTGTATATTTTTCACGCCAATGATATTTATCACATCCACGATAAGCAACTGCATCGCCTATATTCATTTTAATTTCAGAGCCACCTGACTTATCTTCATTGTCGCCCATATAGATAGCCCATACATCACCTTCAAAACCTAATGTTAAAGTAGCCGATATTTCACAAGCTGGTCTGTCTCTATGAATAGCAAGTTCTTCACCCTGAGTATCGTATAATCTAGCATATGAATAAGTGGGAAATAGTTTAAGCCCTAAAGCCTTTTCAAAGTAAGGTGTGCAATAATCTAATAGTTTATCAAAAGCTTCTGCACCATGTACTGCTTGCGATAAAGGACATTGTGGGTCTTTAGTAGTTTTCTTTTCTTCTACTAATCTTTTAAGTTCAGTAACTAATTCTTCACATGAATGCTTAGGTAAGAAATCTTTTAATAATACATATCCACTATCTTTAAATTGTTGTGCTGTATTCATTATTCACTCTCTTTCTTTTGGACTTCGCCTGTTGATTTATTAAGTTCGTATTCATAGTGTAACCCTTCATTACCATTCTGTCCTACTACATCAATCCTTGAAGGTTCAGGTCTTAATATTTTATGTGGTGTTTCTTTTGGTAATGGGTCTACTGTTTTTTGTTTACCAAATATTAAATCCCAATTCTTTTCAAACATTTCACTATTAGGTTTAGATTGTATCCAATCTCCTGTTATATCATTACGTGCGGTATTCTTACTCATAGTTAGCCATCACTTCCTTTAATAAGTCTTCATAAGTTAATTCATCTTTATCTTTAGTAAATTCAACACTCATTAAGTATCTAGTCGTTTCAAAATTATACACCGTATGAGGTACTTGGGTATTAAATAAATAATAAGTGTTAGGTTTATATTTTAACTCTTCTATTTTAAATACGTATTGATCTGAATCAACTTTAAATAAACAAGCGTTTCTTTGAGTGGGAGGAGTCAGTAACATATTAATACCGACACCGCGTCTAGTATCTGTGTGCCAATCATAGCAAACGTATGGGTCTAGCTTGAGTATGCCGGCTACAAAACTATAACGATGAGATAACCATACAAAGAATTCATCTTGAAATATAATCTCTGGCGGAATACGCTTAGCATCAAAATTATAATAGGGTGTCCAGTCTGATGGACTAAAAGCAAAGTCTTGTAAGTCCTTGTATATACTAGACTTTTTACTTATTTCATAATAGGGTTTCATTAGCATTCACCATAACTTGCACCGTGATGTGTTTCACATGCCACAGGTAGTCCTTTAGCCCAGTCAGGTGGTGTTGACATTACATCTGTAATATATCTTACTGCATTATCAACATCATCATCTTTAGCCACACAAACTACTGCATCATGCACTGTTAATACTGGTTTATATTTCTCATTGATACTTATCATCTGTTCACCTACAATAATTCTAGCTAATGCCTGCACGACGTTCTCGACGACAGACCCACCCCATATAGATGTAAACCCATTTCTAGCACGATATACAAACTTACTCTTAGACTCTGATGTATCCCATGTAAGACCTGGATAATAAATATATAAGCCATTGGGTAGCTTAATTCCTTTTTCTGTGACTTGTAATACATTATGTTTACCGATGTAATACGGTTCTTTACCTTGTTTCCATGAAGCTAAGTCTTGTAAAGCATCGTCACACTCACGCCACAATTCAATAACTTTATCATTAACTTCTCTATAAACTCTGACAAGCCTTTGACATTCATCATCTGATAAGTTAGCGTTAGGTGGTTGAGTCTTTAGTGTATGTTGTAGCTTAGCCCACCCTGTGCCATAGCCTAGTCCTAATGTGCAAGTCTTACCTACGAACCTTTCAACTGTATCTTTCTTAGTTATGGGTCGTTCATAAACTTTACTTGCAAACTCAGAATAAACATCTCGACCATCTTTATACCATTGGACTATGTCATCTTGTCCTGCAAGCCATACTAAGACACGAGCTTCAATCTGCGAAGAGTCACAGTTAATAATCTTATGACCCATAGGTGGAACAATAGCATTCTTTAATGCTTTCTTTTTCTTATCTCGTGCAGGTAAGTTTTGGAAGTTAACCTTATCTAAGCCTGACCATCTGCCTGTATGTGCGCCGTAATACTTTAATGGAATAGGTAGCTTACCCTTATTGCGTTTACCTATATCTATAAATCTCTCTATCCTTGACTCTTCAAGTGTAGACTTAGTGCCTAGTCTTACTCGACATAGTTCTTGTATAAATACATCTTCACTCTCAGATAATGCAATAAATCCTACATCATTCTTAGCTAAAGCATAAGTATCTTTGCCTGTAGTCGGACTTACTTTCATAGGTGGCTCTATGCCTAGCTCTATAAGTAACTCAGCAAATTGTTTATTAGATGCTAACTTAGCACGGACTTCTTCTGTAGTTTTACAGTCTAACCGTATCATCAGTCCTGTAAGTAATTCAGCTTTTAAGTTCTTAACTTCTTCTAATCGTTCTACAAGTAAAGCATCGTCTACTTCAAGTGTAGGCTCGGTATACATGCGAAGAGTTATATCAATAAGTTTAACTTCATTCTCATTAAACTGTGGTGCTAAGACTTGGAATAGTTTATAGGTTAAGTCAACGTCATTTTTACAATAACCACCGTATCTATCTAACTCAGCAGGCGTAAAGTTTTCTAGTCGCTTACCTTTAGCATCTATAACTTCTGTGCCTTTTGTGCCTAAATTATATCTTTCTACAAGTGTAGCTAACGAACCGCCCGCATTAGTGCCGTGTATAGCCCTAGCCATGCAGAGAGTATCGAAATACATAGAAGGAACAATCCCAAAACTAAAAGATAAAATACCACCGTCAAACAACATGTTATGACAGAGTAAGGCAGAGTTAGGAATGTCATAAGAGTCGAGTATAGTTTTAATTTCTTGATGCGTTCCAGTATGCCATTTAGTTTCTTCATCATTTACTTTAACTCCTACTCCAATTACTTGAAATTGTGGTGACCTTATATACTCTTCAGTAGTAAGGCTTGATAAGGTAAAACCTACATCATAGTAAGTTTCAAAGTCTAAGGTTATGAGTTTCATTAGTTGCTTTCTAATTTTAATTTGCGCTATCTTATGCAAACGACAGATAGCGGGTGCCGTATTTTGTCTTTAACTATGGTTATCAAGCACAGTTAACCTACTTGCATTATAGGACGTTGGTGGGCTACTCACGGTTTATATAAATGCAAAAATACCGTCTAAATAATTTAACATACATATAAAAGTGCTTTCGCCCTTTGCGTTTACTGCAAATTCTTATTTGTCTTTTGCGTGTCGTGCAAATTCATCACGACATATTACCGAACACCAACGACGAGTATCCTTAACAGGTTCATCACACCATATACATTTACCTGTTGTGTTAACAGGTGTTTTAGCTTTATTATGGGCATTGGTGACTGCCGTATCAATCATTTGTTGTAGATATTCGTTAGCGACATCTACTTCGTCGTTCATCATGCAGTTGCTCTTTCTATTGGTTTACTATACATTGTGAAACTTCTACGCCATGCTTTACCTCTTGGTTCAGGTGTAGGAAGTTTAACTAATCCTTGTTTTTCTAAATCTCTAATTCTACTTTCATTACCTAATGTATTTAGTATAACTTTGTATCTGCCTGCATTAGGAAACTTAGTCATATATTCTAACGCACTATTAATAATTTCTTGGTCAGTAAATCGTTTATAAGCTCTCAAAATAAACACTCTCCTACTAATTCATATAAATTTTCTTTGACAACTATCGGTTTATCTAGTTTTATTACTATAACATCTTTATTATTTTCTGTAAACCATTTCGCTTCTTTTTGACTCCATCTATACTTTCTAATAATTTCTCCATCATCATCTAAAGTAGCATGAGTAAAAGGTAAAGACATTTAATCAATCCCCCAAAAAAATAAAGCATAGCCACGATGACTATGCCGTCTATAACAGGTTGTGTCCTATTCAATAGGTGTTCGTCGAATAATTTCTTTTGCAATCTTGGCACGTTTTTTACCACCTTCTTTAAACTTATCTAACATTTCGTATAAGACTTTAATGGACAATGCCTTAAGTCTATCTTTGCCTGTCTTAGTTTTAAATGGATTGGCATGTCGTTTGCTTTTATGAACTTGTTGTGTTGCCATTATAATCCTCCAAATGCTTCTGCTAATTTTTTACTACTATATTTATTCTCTTTGTTATACTCTTGAGATTGAGCTTCGTTTTTATACATGGGTGTAATAACTATATGATGCACATCTTTTAAATTAGAAAAATACTTTAAGTCGTCAGGTAGAAAAGTCCATACATGTCTAGCCCTTAAATTATTATTTGTGTCATATTCTTTATATTCCCAAGCATCAGGTTTAGTTGCTTGCATATTTAGTCGCCTCTTGTTTATAAAATATTATATGAGACCATTGTATAGCTTGTTGCAATTTCCACCATGACTTAGGCTTAGATATACTTGTATCATGGAACGATGTAGCACCATAACTATAATCAGGTTCTAGCTTGTGCATTATACGCCATGCGAGCTGATAATAGTAAGGATTTATTTCATTCGGTTCGGGTGGCTTTACTTTTCCATACCAACTGAACTGAGATGGTCGTTTCATTTCATAGCAAACATTCTTTGGATTAAAGTCTGCTCGTCTCATCAATACATATCCTACGGCAATTTGGGCTTGTTGTGGTTCTATGCTACTTTCCATAAATATGGTTGTGGCTAGACACGCCAATGCTTGGTCTATCATAATGACCCTCCTTAAAAACTGAAACCAGTTTTATTTAGATTATTTTTTTGATTTTAGATATTCTTGAATGTCTCTAGCATACCATTCTATTTTGCCTGCTTCTTGAATAGGGTCGTCTTTGTCACCTAAACGACTAGCATATGCTATAAGAGTGCCTTTGATATAACCACAATATTCCTCTGTGGTTAGTTTTGCTTTGATGTAATCTGATGTTTCTATGCCACCTTTTGTGTAGTGAGATGGGCTATTTACCATATCAGATGTTATGGGTTTTGCTCCTGCGCCTTGTGTTTCTGTCATTATAGTCCTTTCATTAGGGTTATAAGTTCTTCTATATTACTCTCATTTACCACGATTGCCAAGCCTTTATTATTGTTTATTAGGTTGATGTTGTGTTTTTGCAACTCAGTAAGTTTGTTATTACCTGCCTTACATTCTATCCCTATAAACTTTCCCTTATGACATACAACGATGTCAGGCACACCACTACTGCCATATCCACCTGTCTGTGGGAAAAAATAATAACATCCGACAATATCTAAAATTCTTTTAACTTGTTTCTTTACTTTGGCTTCGGGTGTCATTTATATATTTCTTTCTATAAACTCTTTCATATCAATTATTTGTTTCCGTAAGGCTTCAACTTCATATCGCATTGGTCTTAGCTGTCTATTAATTATTTCTATTCTTATAGACTCATGTAATTCTTCTAAATCAATTAATGGTATTCTTTTTAAATCAAAATAATGCTTAGACCCCTCCATCATTTTTCTCCTCTGCTTTATCTAAAGCCTCGTTATAGTTTGCTATCTGTGTTGATGCAAAGTGAATACCTCTGATGATGCCCAATCTAAATGCATAGTAAAACATCTTGGCATCTTTCTCAGACCTTACACCTTTAGTATCATCTACATATTTATAATAATTAGGGACGGCTACTTCAATGATATCCTGTTCAAGTTTTTGTTTCTGTTCTTCTTGGTTCATATATTCTACTTACTCCTTCAAAGATACCTAATAAATCATTAGGCTTAAAATCATTCTTGTTAAATGAGAATGGTGACTTTCTACCATTAGCGTGCTTGATATACCCTGTGACTACAATTTGTTCTACGATAATTTGTTTCTCTTTAGTTACCATCTTTTACACCTTTTAGTTCGTTGAGTTGCTCTTCATCTAAGATAACTATATAGAATGACTTTGATGCTCGCCAACCTATATACTCCATATTTTTAACAGGACAATTATACATTTGAAATTCAAACAAATCTCTATCCTCTGCTACTTTGTCAGGCGATGATGCCTTTGCAAATGTAAGTTTAGCTTTAATATAATTAGGCAAAGTGTGTTCGTTAAATATTCTACGATGTCCTCTGCCTACAAACACATTATACTCATCACTTACATACACAGGAACTTTGTATAAGATTTCTGTCCTAGAAGTTTCTATGGGTTCTATAACTTCTATTATAAGATTTTGAAACATACATTCCTTTGGTTGAGTCTACATGATGTAGACTTATTGTAATTGAACTAAGATATTTCCTTTGGTGTCACGAACTTCTATACCCCATCTAGAGTCGGGATAGTTTTTATCAAAGTCCCAGTATTTTACTTTAGTAAATGTATTATGTAAAGTCTTGAGCCTATCACTAAATTTCTTTTTAAAGAATTGAAAATATATTATTGGTTTATATCTTGAAGGGTTATTATTACTAGCTATCCAATACATATCATGAATACCGAACCCAATCATATATAAATAACTTGCCGATACATAATCAGTTTGCCATAACTCATCAGCTTTATTTAATATAACTTCACTATGATAATTATCTGCATTATCATTAGATACATACTCATTAAATACATCTCTAACAGTATCAGCAAAGGATTCATTGTCCAATGTATGCATAAATGATTTAATTATATTAAGTCTTTCTTTCTCAGTTTTCATGACTACATTAGACTTAGCTCTATCTACATAGGGTATATCTATTGAATACCTTGATGACTCATGCAATTCAAATGTATCTATATTATATCTAAAGCCTTTGAATACAGGTATTTTAAGATTATGCACATAAGACTTGATAATATTGCCACCAGCTCTAGATGATTTCATGGCAAATACTCTATGAGGTAAGTATTGACTCCATATCATATTTGAACCTTGATGCAAACTATTATGAGTTAGCTCTGCCGTATTATCATCTCTAACGATAAATATTGGTTTTTTATCATGGTTCCATATAGAGTAATAAGGTATGTTAGCCATGTTTTTCCATCGGTATCCTAAGGCTGAATGATATTTATCAAACTTTTCAGGGTCATGTTCTTTCATCTGTTCAGCTTCATATGGGTCAAGATAATCTTCTACGAACCCACCCCAATAGTAAAGATGATATTCAATCTTACCATCAACTTCTACGACTTTAAAGTATTTATGTCTATGAGTTCTACTAGCATACGGATACTCATCAGTATTCCGATAAGGTTTTGTGTTTGCTACTATTTCTTGTAAGGTTTTATAGCTTATCATTTAGTCTTCCTTTCTAATAACTTTACCATAGGTTGTAGGGAAATTACTTCGTTGCGTTATTAACCACAATGTCGGTGATGTGATGTTCCATTTAATATCATCTTCAACATAGCCGTCGGTAAATACAATGACTGCCTCAGTTTGTATCTTATGTTTATTTATATATTCACTCACACTTGATACATGAGTTCCACCACCACCTTCGGGTTTTAGTAATGACGCAATAGCATTGTATTGACTAGGTTCAAACACTTGCATCGAATGGACTTCGGTATCCCACCATAACACACGAACTTTTGATGGACTACTTACTTCACAAATCGTCACCAGTTCCGTTGCAAACTCTGTAAGCTCTACGCTACCTATTGAACCTGATGTATCAATCGCTACAATTAATTCACCCATACTCTCGTTCTCAATAGATGGCATATAAATATCATTGACCATAAGTCTTTTGTTAAACCTTCGCCAAGTATATTCATCACTACCACGAGTCGCACTAGATATGAACTCACGCAATACCTCACGCCAATTAACTTTTGGTGTAAGTAAGTCTTGTATGGTTCTTGGTATCTTAGCACCGAGCCTGCCTGCCAATAGACTACCTTGCCTTATTGCATTGTCTATCTTACTTGCTTGCTCTGCTACTTGTTCAGGTGACATTGTTTGTGCGTTCTCAAAGTCGTGGTCATCTAATGTTTTCATATCTGATACATCGGGCTGACCATTACCATTGAGTCCACTACCTGTAGACTCACCCTTAGATTTCTTATCTTGTTGCTCTTTCTGTTTTTGTTTAAGATAGTTATATACTTCACGCACAGACCAATTATGAAACTTTGCATCATACAATGCATCATCGGGCAACTTAACTATGTTAGGGTTAAGTTGCTTAATAACATCGTTCACAACATAGTCGGCGGCGACATTAACTAAGTGAGGCTCTGCCTTAAACTCTTTGGTAAATCGTTGTATGTGTTTGAATGCGACATGAAGGTTCTCATGCATCACTAAGCCACATAACTCTTGGTCGGTTAGACCTTCAATAAACTTTCTACCATACTTCTTATTGACGCCGTCGGTGTATGCAGTAATATCTTTATCCTCAACACTACTCTTACCCATAAGGATAACACCCGAATACAATGCCGTGTCAGTATAGTTGAGCAAGGCAACATGAGCCTTCTTTAACCTCATCTCTTGACTAGCCATATTTCCTCCTTGAGTCTACAAGTGTAGACTTGTTATTAAAATAACTCATGGTTCTCTGATGCCCACTTCGTAATCTCTAGATTACTACGAGCTAGCTTTCTAGTCTTATCACTACGGATAATCATAGTAAAGAATATCGCTTGTATCTCAGAGCTATCAATACGCTTAACAAACTTCATGAATGATGATAGTTCATCTTGAGTCTTGAGTCTATCTGTCGCTTGGAACATTAACATGAGTTGACCTGCCATATCCTCTGGAATATTAATATCCATTGGGTTCTCAATAATCTTGTCAAACTCTGGTAATTGCTTATCAAGTTTAAGGAACGCACTCATATCTGCACTTGCACTCGCACCGATAGTCCCTGCCAATGCACACATCGTCGCATTATCACCAATGACATCTTGGTTATCTACAATGACTGACGCTTTAGCTAATGAACGAGGGCTACAGAAAGATAGCACAGGCTTACTAGGATTAAAGATATATGGGTTATCCTCTTGACCTACATCAAGATAACTATTCAATGCTCTTGGGAACATATACACCCATGCTCTAATCAACGGATTGATATTGTTATTGCCTGCCCACTTGAGCCATGTATCCACATCGGGCTTTTGCATTTTCAATATACACACACGATTGCCTGCATGAGCTAACATCGTATCACCTACACCATCACTTGCATTGTTACTTGTGCCGAACACGATTGAGCCTTGTGGTAACTCTACATCACCGACACATCTCTCTAGCATTAACCTAGTAAAGATAACTTGTAATAACTTCGGTGACTTCATGAACTCGTCTAGTAAGATAACCTTAGGCTTTGGACTATCTAGTTTAAACAAATTACCGACATAGCTCTCTAGTGTTTTGCTTTCGTGGTTCGGAATAGTCATAGATATATCTGACATATCTTTCACAGGGCAATCTACATAGATATAATCATAGCTATCACCTAAGTCTTGCTCAATCATTTTGAGTAATGATGTCTTACCACAACCTGGCTCTGATTGAATGATTGGTGTTAATTCTTTACCGATAGTTGGAATTATTTTTCTTAACTCGTCTATCGTTACACTTGCTACATTACTTATTGTCGCCATGTTTATCTCCTCTAGTTTGTTTTAAAATACTTTCTGCCGTTGCTTGTATAATTTTACTTCTATCTCGTTCTGACATTCGTTTTAATTCTCTTTGCATACGAAGATGATGGACAATCTCAATGGTCTTGGCACAAAGAAACCCACACCCAAACCCTACTGCTAATGCTAGATACTGCATATGCTACTCCTTATAGTTTAAATTTATTTAAGATACCTTCTACATCTGACTTCACTTTCTCACGAACTGCATCACTCTCTCGTAAGACTTCTGAGTCTACACCTTGTAGACTATACTCCAACTTGTTGACTGCGTCGCTAAGCCGTTTAGTCATCTCATTGTCTACGGGTTTAAATGCTTTAAATGTGTTACATAACTCTTTAGCTTTTTCGATTGTGGTATCATATATTTTGCGTTTCTTCGTTTTAGTTTCGCCTGTGACGGCGTCGGTAGTTTCTGACACTCCACAGCAATAGCTGATACTTTCCATAACTTCTGTAATCCGTTCCACTTGGTCTTGAATGACATGATTGATAATCCCTTCTGCTTGCTTTTCGTATTGTTGTTTTAAATCATCAGCGATATCGTTAGAGATACTGCATCGCCAATCATGACTCGGCACTTCACTTACATATAACTTGATACCGAACTTGCTACGGACTTCATTGACATCGGGATAATCATGCCTATTAAACATATCGCCTTGCTTAAATGCCATGTTACCTACGATTGTAGAATAGTTGTTTACAAAACTATCAAGTAACCTATTGAACTCTACCTCATGCTCAGTATATTCTTGTTTGAACTTGGTGAGATTAACTACGGGTAATAAGTCTTGAGAGTTGTTCCACCTAAATGTGCTACGCTTCAACCAATTATATATAGTCTGACGATAATTAGATAAACGCTTGTGGAATTGGTCATCAGCTAAAAGGTTCTTCACAAATCTGCCTGCACTTGCGTCGGCTTTCTTGAGACTAGTTACCTCGTCTGATATACCTCTGTCTTGCTTTGTTGCTGACCACACATTCACATCAACGGACACCAATACTGCCGATGTCGCTAAAGAAATGATATGGTTCGGTTGTTCCATTTCAAATGATAGTTCCATACTGCTCTCCTAGTTAATGAGTCTACACCATGTAGACTCTACATAAATGCTATACACACTTTTCCCATCGTCTAATATATAATTATACCATAGATTACAAAAAAAGTCAATAGCCCCCTACTTAAACATTAAACTCAAAACTTCTATTTATATTCATTAAACTATACCCATCATCACCACCATACTCTTCTTCAAAGTCATTTATCTCTTCACCAATTCTTATCTTGGCATATGATATGGGAAGGCTAATTAAGTCCTCTGTATTGTCATACATATCTGAATACTCTTGTGCTAATACTATTAAAGACTCATGACACTTAACATCATCAAACGAGTCATACCATTTCACATCATAGGCACTATACTTTATAAAGCACTCACCTTGATTGATAGTTAGTAAGTCCCAATCACTTTCTTCAAAGCAATCTTTTGTATCCTCTCTTGACTTGGCATCAGCTAAGAATACATTGAATAAACCTTCTTTAGTGACTCGTTTATCTATTGGTGTGTCATCTTTATACTTAGGCTCATGAAATTGGATAACATAGCCTACATCTGAACGATAGCCCATTTTAAATATCCTTTGGTGTAATTAGTTTCTCGGCATACGCTATGGCATCTTGTATGGCTTGGTCTTCAAATAATTCCTTAGGCGATACATATGTCTCAGCATGAACAGGTTCACTCGGTAAAGTTCCTAGTTCCAGTCTGATTGCGTGAAGTAGTTCCCTTGCTAATTCATAACGACCACGCACACCACTATCGTCATTGTAATCATCTAAACCAGTTCCATTGATGCTCTCAGCGTCATACTTTAATTCACGACGCAAACTTGTTATAACTTTGTTAAGTATGCGTTCATACTTTGATGTTACTCTTTTATTCATAATTTTCTCCGTTGAGTCTACAATGCGTAGACTTATTAAAATGCACTATTGATAACTCTTTGTGCTACTCGTTTCTTTAGCTTAGGGGTTGATAGCTTAGAATACATATCATGATAATTCCAATACTCCCTTTGAGTAGCTTTCTCGTTGTCTTTAATTCTGCCGTCGATAGTATAGTCATAGCCATGTGATGCTTTTTTAGCTAACCATTCAATCGCCTCAGCTCTGTTAAACTTAGTCATCACACTTACCTCCGATACAAGTTTTATCCAAGATTTCGTTTTCCAAATCCTCCATGATAGCTTGACTTTCTAATAACATTACTTTCATGTTGATATTTTCAAACGCATTAGGGAACGCTTCAATGACAAGACTTCTAACCATCATGCCTCTGTCTTTTAGGTTTTCACCTATCTGAGCTTTGACATAATCTTCGGGAACGACTTGCCACTCTTCTAACTCTTTAAGTCTACTTTCGTGGACTCCAACTTCTACAACTGCGATGAACTTCTTAAACTGACTGCTCATGATATTACTCCTTGTAGTTTAAATACGATTTCTGTGAATACGCAACCAAATACAAAAGCCATGATGTGCGTAGTTATAATTAGCATTACTTTATCTTTGTTACTCATATGTTGCCTCACCTTCCATTGAATAGTATTCATCTTCAAGTTTATTTCTTTTAGCTTCAAGTTCCTCAATTTCTACATCTAATTTTATTAACTCTTGTCTTAGCTTTTCTTTTTTGTTACTCATTTTGTTTCTCCTTTTACTTTTCGCATGACTGCAAATGCGACTTGTTCTCTTAAAAACTTATCACTATAATTCTGATACTTAACTTTCCCAAACCAGTTCTCTATGCCTGCCTCTATGTTTTCTTGTATGCGTAGAGTTTCAACCATAGCCTCTCGTTCTTTTTTAGGTATGTAAGTTTTGCCTTCTTTACTTAGTTCTCTCACTTCATATTCCTCCCCTTTAAAATTTTGGTGTAGTCCAACCTGAGTCTACACTATGTGGACTCAAGACCTTATCCATACAATACCCAACGATACCATAGTCTGCAATAGAAATCAATTCGTTCGTGTCTACCCATTTAGATACATGGTCTGGTCGAGCTTGGCTTTGTTGCCTTGATGTGCTTGGTGAATACTTATCTTTATTACCTATCCACATACAAGCCACGCTATCCCAAACATACATAGGAAAATGATAGCCATAACTATAAACTACATAGTTCTTGCCGACACCACAATTAAACCATTCACCAAACATATTACTTGCTTTAAATGGTTCTAACGCTTTAATGCTTTCAATCGCTTTTTTGTTTGATGTTCTCGTCATTTAACTAGCCCTCCTTTATTGTTAAGACCTTTTAAGTCTGCTTGATTAGTGATAACCATGTAATTACTTTTGTGCATTGGTGCTATGGTATGTTTCTTTTGCTTAGCTATCTCGTCACCACATTGTAAACAGGTGTTATAGCCTAAGTCCCACCGAGCTTGTAATACATGACTGAAACACTTAACGCATAGATTGTTATACTCATTAGCCATGACTATTCCCTTCTGCTTGTTGAAATGCTTTTTCTATCCTAAGTTGGTTGAGTAAATCGTGCAATTCGGCTATGGGCTTTTTCCACCTACGCTTGATATGCCATGCGAGTCTCTTACCTTCTTTGGTATTGGTATGAACAAAAAACGCCTCTTTCCATATATCGTTTAAAACTTTGTTCCTTTCAATAGCGTCTTTCAATGCCATAACTTTACCCTCTGAGTCTACTCGTTGTAGACTTGAAACGCCATCACTACTCACTTCAACCACCATGCGATAACAAACCCTACACAAACCCACACAAGAGCTTCAATAAATTTATCCATGAATGTCTTATCTCCCTTAAAAGATTCTAAACCAATACTATTCCTTATTTTCTTTTCTTCTGCCTGCCTTTGTTTAGCCCAATCATTTAAGCGATAATTGCGTCTGACTAATGCTTTGCGTCGTAGGTCTGCATAATTGTGGTTAGCTTCATTTAGTTTTTGGACTAGCTTGATGTTTTGATTAACATAAGCCACAGACTTTCTAACCTTGTCTACTTCTTTCTTTTGTTCATCATCTAACAAGTGACCATAGCCACCATATTTTTTATCTTGCATTTTACTATCTCCAATTAGTTTAAAAATATAAGTCTACAAAGTGTAGACTCAACATACATCAATGGACAAAGCTCTGCCCATTATTAACATTATACCCTAGTTTAAGCCTTTTGTCAAGCGTCGTGTAAGATATTCTCTAACCATGTTTTAGGCTTAAATGTGCGTGGTTTTTGTGTTGTAAGTGCTTGATTTTAAACGAGGTTCATAGGTTCGGGGTTAGTAAACTTCCGTTATTGTCCCATGAACCAAGTTTTTGAAATGGA